TATTAAACCAGACTTTTCATTTTCAAGTTTTTTGTTATTTGTTCTTCTTGCTGCAGCTTTTGCTTCTGCAAGTATTGAAGCCATAATATGGGTATTGCTAGCTGTTGTTTGTGCTAGTGCATTAAACAATCTGAATTCTTTATAAAGTTCAGTTCCTTTTGCAAATCGTTTTTCTAATATTGATGTGACTACTTTTGTGCCTTTTTTATTATTAGTTATTACACATTCACTAAGACTTCTAAGCAAAAGCTCGTAAATAAGACCAATATTTCTTTTTTTATTGTGTTTAATCTGTTTCATCTATTCCCCCTGACGAATTATTCTCAGAGATTACTCCCGTAAATGTTTTTGGTTTTCCGTAATTTGTTTCAAGTTTATTAATTGTAGCCTTAATCATATCTGTCATATGTCCATTTTGAACTATCTTGTTATCTAAATATCCATCTATATCTAAATCTTCCAACTTAAGTTTACCTAAAGCCATAACTTGATCTTTTTCCCTTGGTAAGCCGCTTACATCGTTCTGTCTTCTATTTCTTTGATACGTGCTTGAAGTATTGTGAACAAAATTAGCACTGTCTACATGTTGTGCTTTTCTTCTCTTTTCTTTGTATTTTTCTAAAGCTTCTTTTCTTGATAATTCGAACTCAGAAAGATCTTCTTCTTCATCATCTTTTTGTTCATCATCATCTTCTGCTTCGTTTAGCATTGTTTCTACATCTTGTATTTTATTTTGAATTCTGATAGGCACATTGATATCATCCACAGAGTCATTTTCAGAAATCCCTTCTTCGTCTCCCATAGCAAAACCAAGGTCAATAGCTGCACTAGGCATATTATCCTCATCCGGCGCTTCAGGACCTTCAGGCGATGTCATCTGTGTTGATTCTATATCAAGCTCATGCATTTTGTCACGTTTTTGACCATTTCGTATTTCAAGTATTTCAGCATCATTTAATCTTAAAATGTTTTTCTGAACCCATAGTTTGTCAACAAGGCCCGGGGTTGTAAGTGAAGAAGTTGCAGTCTCAAATCTTGTTCTAAATAATTCAAGTTTTTGCTGCTGTGCTATAGTAGACGGATTAGAAAGCTTTAGAGAAAAGTCAAGAAGGTCTGTATCAGTAAAACCATGACAGTATAGATGAATTATTGCAATTTTATTCATTTCTGAAAGTATCGTTCTTTGAACTCTCGCAATAGTTCTAGAAAACCTTATGTCCTCTTGAGAGAGCGTTGCTTTAGCGCCAAGGCCTTCGTCATACCCAAGATAAGCTTTTGGAACTTTCAAAGCAGCAAAGAGCTTCTTTTGTATATACTCAACATCGTTTGTTTCGCCGGCCATGACACCACCGCCCAATGTTTCAATAGCAGTACCAGACTCTGAACCTCTTACCGGTATAAAATAATCTTCATCAACTGACAGTGGATTATATCGTAAGTCAACTTTGCCTGTATTGCTATCGGTTATCGGTGCTCGTTTTAGAGCAGATTGAGCTCGCTCCATATACATCGGAATTTCTTCGGGAGGCACGTTTCCAACATCTATTTTAAAGACTCTTCTCTCAGGTGCTCTAACAATTCTGTAGACGAGCATTGCGTCCTCAAGAAGAATTAGCTGCCGCCATATTCGGCGCGCAGGTTCTAATACAGAAGATCCGTATGGCAAAAATGCATCATTTCCCAAAAGTCGCATATGAGAAACTTGCCAATTTTCTAAAACCTGGTTTCCTTGTGTTACCCATCGAAATCTTACTGCCATGGGATCCATAGGATCATACCCTTCTTCTCTTTCTACTTCAGATATTGGCAAAGGATAAGCATTTATTATACCAAGTTCTGGAGAGACATCATTAAACATAAAAAAGTCACCGTACTTAACAAGGTTTCTAGCCCAAGAAGTCATATTGAATTCTACATTTAATGTGTCATAAAACAAGTCTGATAATATTTGCTTTATCTTTGAATTGTCAGAGTGAATATGTAAGACATTGCCGGACTCATCAGCTGAAACTGACTCTTCTGCATAAATGTCAAGAGCACTACCTATCTCAGGTGTATATTCCATTTCACTAAAGTCTGAGTATCTTGCCATTCTGTCATACGTCCCATATGCAGACATAGCATTACTGTATACACGACTTTGATTTTTTCTAAAGAGTTCAAAAGCAGATGAAGTATACTTGTCATCAGGTTTGATAACCTTTCGCTTAACTACTGGACCGCTTCTGAATAGTCGAGTAAGTCTTTGGAATATGTTGTTTCTAGATTCTGCCATTTTATTACCTAATTAACCAAAAAAAATCTGTTGGTACACCACTTTGATTTTTAGTTTTATTTATATCTTGCTTGACGTTATTTTTATTATTTACATTTTTTGAATTTGAGAATTCGCGGTAGTCTGAGTAAACTTGATCTGACGTATGATTAAATTTTGTAACTTTCTTGCCCATACCATCTAACATTGCGTCGTTGAGGCCTTTATTATTTTTCGAATAGTCAGAAGAAGCATCAAAAAGCCAAGAGCCTATTGCAAGACTCATAACTAAGTCGTCATTAAATCCTTTTCTTGCTTGGGCTCTACCTCCATTCCATGTGAAAACTTTTGTTTCTTCATAAAATCTAGAAGAGTAAGTAATTAGCTGTCTATTTCTCAAAACTTCTTCTAGCTTAGATAGAATTGTACTGCGTGTTTTTCCATTTGTATTAAATCCAGCGATATCAACAGATGATTGAGGAACATAATTGCCTACGTAGACCTGTTTCTTTTTTCTATAATATATCTTAGGATACTGAAGGTCCTGGAGTTTTAAAATTGTTGCATATCCGTAACTGTTATTTTCAGGACAAACTAGCGCTTTATTATATAGCAAGCCAAACTCATTAATCATTTCTGCAAAGTTGTCAGGTTTAACTTTTCCTTTGTACTCTGCGACAACTTCATTTTCTGCTGTGTCTATAATATGAAAAGTTGAATAATCTTTTGCATCACCTCTAGAAACATCAGCTGATAAAATATAATCATGCTCAGACAGAGGGTGCTTCCATATCCATACGTTTCTATCAAAACCTTCTCTTGCTATAGGATCCTTAACATGCTCGCCCATCCATGTAATTGTATTACTATCAAGAAAAGTCTCGCCGCTTGTTGAAAAGTCACACAAATATTCTTGAGAAATTTGGCGCTTCGTCATGTTCACAGTAGTTTTTTGAAACCACTCTGCATCTCGTTCAGGATGAACCTCCCAAGGCAAGTTTATAGGATTGAATTCATTCAGACCAGATACTGCATCTACATAAAGCTTATGATACTGGCCACCTACTCCGTTAGGCGTCGACAAGATAATGACACGCCCACCTGTTGAAATAGTAGGATAAATTCCTGTCCATATTGTATCAAAATTTCTAACAAAAGCTGCTTCATCTACTATTAGTAGAGATAGTGCCTCCGAGCGTCCTGCATCTTCTGATGTTGGTATTGCTTTAATCTGTGAGCCATGACTAAATTGTATCATTTGCTTGTTATTAGCAACAATTTCTGGTAATAACAACCACTTCGGTAAAGACCTTATCATTGTCTTTACTTTGACGATGAAATTTTGTGCAACAGCAAGTTTTGTTGCAATAATAAGTATATTCTTCTCTCTTTGGAATATTGCCATCCAAACTGAATATGCTGCGACAAGTGTTGACATACCTAATTGTCTAGACTTGAGTACTATATTAAATCGATTATCAAGAAAATGTTCTATGCAGTCATCTTGAAATTCAAAAGTCTCAAAAGGGATAAGACCCCTTACTGGGTGCTGTATTTTCAAGTAATTTTTAAAAAAGTATTCTGGATCTTTACCACATTTAATAATTTCTTGAACTTGTCTTTGTTTTGTAAATTTAGCCATTACAATAAGTAAGTATTATTAGCGATCAGCTAATGTCAAAAACAGTGACCTGTCTTACCAATGATGTTCCTTTTGGCGAGTAGCTTGACATGTTGACTAGTTCAACAGATGCATCATTTGAAACCTGCTTAGCTTTTAAAGCTCTTCCGGTTTGCAATTTAAAGTCCTTTTTTATATTCTTCATATATGAATTACAAAGCTTGCTCAGCTGATCTTCTGCTTTTTTAGCCTCTGAATTCATTTCTGATCTATTTAAAAGATTAACAACAACCATGCATGTTACTGTTAACCTGTTTTCTTTTGTAATTCTTGCTGCACACTTAAAACCGCTGTTTGTATCGTTTGATTTTCCAAACGTATCATCAATAAGCGATCCTAGAACATTATAATCTTGAAAATTCATAATAACTCCCTTCTTTTCATAAATAACTTCCTCTTTTTCATAATATGGTTTTTTATTAATTTTTTTTCTGGTCTGCAGTTGTTCTGCCATGAATCCTTGTTTGATTCAACAAACACCATGTAGCAATCATGGCAGCACTTGTACTCTGTATTGCTCTGGAAGTCATCTCTTGACTTTAGAGGAAAACCACACACGCTACAAAAAAATGTTTCTCCAGAGTCATTCTGGGTACATCCGCTACTAACTATCTTAACCACTATGGACATATGAGTTTGCTCCTTTTTTTGTTATTTCTATAGTGTTGTCAACAATGTCTTTAATTGTATCAATATGTGAAATAATAATTATATTTTTAAATAATTTTTTTAGAGATCTTAGAAGTCTTCCGCATGATTCTAAGTTAATTTCATCTAAAGAACCAAAACCTTCGTCAATTATAATCATATTTGTCTTAGGTAGAGAAGAAACATTTATAAGCGCGACTCTAATTGCTAAAGATGCTATCATTTTTTCCATTCCGGAACCTAGCTCGACAATCCTTCTTGAGTCTCCGTAGTCTATATAAATATCCATTGCATTTGATTCAAGATCTGCTTCAAGCACAACAGTAAAACCTACGACGCCTTTTAGAATTTTTGATATTTCATCATTAATTTTAGGTAACAAAGAGTTTATTATCTGAACAGGTATGCCTCTCTTTGATGTTGCCTGCAAAAACAAGTCATATACTTTTACTTTATTTTTTTCATCTTCGTATTTCTTTTTATTCTTGTTTGCTATGTCAAGTTCTGCTGAGTCTCTTGCTACCTTGTTGATAATTGCTATTCTTTCACTGTCATGTGCTTTTAGTGCTTTCTTCTTTTCATAAAGCATTTTTGAAATAATAGAAAGTGAATCATTCTTTTCTTGAGAATTAAATTTGCTAAGTATGACCTCAAAATCTTCTCGCTTCTCGTTTACATCGTTTTCAAGATTTTTAATTTGATTTTGCAAACTTTCAATATTAACCTTGCCTGCAGAAATTTGTGTTACCAAGTTTGACTTTTTTTCCACAATTTTATTATATTTTTCAATCTGCTCTTCATAACTTTCTTTTGCAAGTTTCTTATGAGCTATCTCGAGATCTTTTAAATTTGTTCGCAATGTCGCTACTTTAGATCTCTTTTTTTCTAATCTTGCTTTGTTCTTATGTGAATCTTTAATAAACTTACATGTTAAAAACTGGTCCCCGCAAGGTACTTCTTCTAACTTTTTGACTGACTTAGTTAAATTATCTAACTCTATTTTTTCTATATTGAAAACATTCTTAATGTTCCAGAGCGCCTCTTTTGCTTTTTCAGCTGCTCTTTTTCGCTCTCTTACATCGTCTACGTCAAAAGAGTCAATAAAATTGTTAATTTTAACAATTTTTTGATCAATATCAAATATGTTGTCTTTTTGAGTATCTAAGTCTGTTTCTTTTTCATCTATTGAAAGTTCAATTTCTGAAATCTTGTTTTTGTATTTTTCTATATCGTGCTTACTAATATATTCAAATTCTGTATTTTGATGAAGATCTTTTGAAAGCCCTTCTATTTTTTCTTGAGTTTTTTCAATTTCAACGCTAATTGTCTCAAGTCGACTTGTTCTTCTTTTTATGCTTTGATCAAGTTCCTCTATCTTCTTCGCCCAGTTTTCTGAAGATAGAGACTTTGCGCTTACTCGTATTTCATTAGATTCTTTTTTTGCCAAATCATAAAGTGTTTCAAACACTGTCATATCAAGAAAACTACTTAGTATATTTTTTCTTGAACTTGCTTTTTCTCTAATAAAAGTATTCATCTCTCCTTGAGAGGCAAGACTAGTCATTAAAAATTCTTCTGGACTACCAATCATATTTCTAACTATTTTTTCTGTTTCTCTTCTTTGTTCTTCTGTAAGATCTTCAATTATTTCTGAAGCATTATCCAATCGATAGAAGTTTAAAGTTGTAGGTGCCCATGGGCCGCTTTTTGTTTGTTTTTTGACAGTCTTTCTAACGATTCTGTATGGGATGTTATTTATTGATATATCAATTGACACCCTGCAATCATTTCTTCTACTATTAATAATGTGAATATTTTTAATTGCGCCGCGGTCTGTTGTGTTAAAAAGACCGTAAGCAAGTGTTCCAATGATTGAAGATTTTCCTCTTGCGTTTTTTCCAAATATTCCAGTTATTCCCGGTAAATTGTCAAAATTAATATGATTACCTTCGCTATAGGAAAATGTATTATCAAAAGAGACATTATGAATCGACCACTTAACATTCCTTAAGTCGCTTTCTGATGATGCTATTTCTGATATGTATTTGTCGACCATACCTTCAAGCTCTGCCCATTCGATTTCGCTAAGTACAAGATTCGCGTAATAGTCTTTAAGTAAATTTTTGTGCGTTGACGCGTCTCTTAAGTTTAAGCTTGCTGATGTGATCTTAGCAATATTTTCAGATTCAAAAGAATTATCTATTTTAAATACAACCTCAGCTGCATTTTTAGTTTTTATTAGTGACTTTTGTAAAGTTCTTGCTTCAGCTTGCGTAACATAATTATCAGATTTTATTCTAAATCTAGATTGCCTTGGGTAGTCTGCGCATGCTTTTAATGTTTTCTCTACGGTCCCACGCCAATCGACTGTTACAAAAGAAAAGTTGTTTTCTATTTTATAGAATTTAGATGTAAACTTATCTTTGCTTTGAATATCCCAAAATAAAAATCCTTTTTCTAAATCTTCGCCATAGTTTTGCTGAATTGTACTGCCGCTGTAAGCTATTGTTTTTTCTTCATTTAAGAATTGGCGCTTATGAATGTCACCCAATAGAGCAAAATCAAAACTATCAAAAAAGCTTATTGGAACTTCGCCTTCCATGGACCAGTCAGCATCAGTTAATGAGCCTCTTACTGCACCATGAAAAAGTGCAATTGATATATTGTCTGATCTTTTTAAATTTTTCCAAGATTCTTCATCAAAACATGAAAAAACACACCAGTCGAAACCTGGTACGCCTGTCGGATAAACTCCTGACTCTTTATACAAAAATATATTATCATTGTCTAAGGCTTGAACAATTGGTGTAATTGCATCTTGCCTGTCTTTGTTGTGCAAAAGACCGTCGTGATTACCTAATATTATATGTGTTGGAGCAATATTTGCAAATTCAGTAAACCACCAAGCTAAGTTTTCTATAAGCTCAGGCGATATCCCTTGTGTCTTTGAATGTACTATGTCTCCACCGATATAAATTACATCTGGACATAACTTTTTTATTTGCTTAAATAGCTTGTTAAAAACAAGCACATATTCTTCGTGCCTTGACAAACCTCGCCAGTGCACATCAGCTATATGAACAATTTTCATATTATATTATCTCATCTTGACAATAGTGTCTCTTTTATCTGGCAGAAATGCTAACAGCGTATCTGGTAATAATACCCAACATCTCTTAGAAATACAAGTTTTTGGTTTGTCAGCGCCTCCGTCTGTCATAACAATGTACCCATCGTAGTTTTTAGAGACTTTTCTATAGTGCTTTTCTACTGCGTGAAAACTTGTTCCGCCGCACATGTGCCTAACTAGCTTAACCTTTTCTCCTTTTTTCCAAACAAAGCTTTTATCTTCAGAAACTTTTGAATCAAAAGGATAAACAGTAAAAGAATGAGTTGACGATAATTTTTCTAAAGCTTTAAAGAACTTTACAACTTCGTCGTCTCTAACACTTCCGCTCTCATCAATATAAACAGCTAAGCTTGAAGTCTTTCTCTTTTTTGTTCCTGCATGTATATAAGGATACTTCTTATTGATTCTCCTAAATGTTCTTGACTTATTTGCTCTTTGCTTAGTTCCGCAGAAGTATGACAAGGCTTTTTTCCAATCAACCCTTACAGATAGTTTTTCATCAATTAGAGTCTTAGTCCCTACGTCTAAAGAGCCAAACCCTCTTTGTCTTCCAATCTTTCTTGCATCTTTAAGAATTTTTTCAACTTTTGCATTTGTAATTTTTGCATCAACTTCAGAAAGGTCAGAATCCATATGTTCATCAAGCGTTACGACAGATTTTGTACCATAAAGATCTTCAAAGTCTTTTGCAATCTCTTTGTTATTTTTAATTTGATGCATATACCACTCAGATGCTTTTCTTGTGGGTAGACTTTCAATAAAATCAGCAAGATTTTCAATTTTTTTCATTCTTTCTTGGGAAATTTTAGCATCTTTATTAATTTCAATCTCAGGTCGTATTCCAGGTATTAATCCTGACTTTGGAAGCTCAGATATCGGTATCAAGCTATTGATTGCTAAGTCAGTTGCAATATTCCACAAAACGTGTGGCTCTTGCTTTCTAGAAGTTATATGACCAAAAATTAAATGATAACACTCATGTTTTAATAATCCAAAGACTTCTTTTACTTCTAATTCACTTAAAAAATCAGGATTCCAAAAAAGATTTATTTCTTCTTCTGAACACATAACGCCTGCTGTCGGAATTTCTCTTGTCCTATGTTTAGAAAATGACCTAACTATTGTAGCAAAGAAAGGTTCATCTATTAGAAACTTTAATAAAATACTATCAAATCTTTTTTCAGAAATATGATTTTTGTTATCTTCTATTTTCATTTTATTTTCATTGATGCGCTTACTGCTGCAACAACTTTTTGTCCAACTAACTTGTGAACAATCTTGATATTATCTCTATGTTTTGTTGACATCAAAGAGTTTATAAAATTAACAAGAGGTTCATCACCACAAATATCTAGAAAAAGATCTAAATTTTTTGCCTGGTCAAGAATAAGAGTATTTGTTTCACAAAAAGTTATAACTTGAGATAGAATATCATTTCGCTTATCACTTGAAAGTGCTTCTAATGCTTCTTTATTTTCATCAAATCTATCTAATACATCTTCTGCATTGAATCTAGTTATATAATTTTTAACAAAATCTATAAATGCAATTGCTGTAACTTCACCAACGAACCCTGAAGCCATCGAAAACATCATGTCTGGAGGTCTTGATCCTGCATATTTTGAAGGCGATATCTCTGCATATTTAAGAGAAGTATCTAGGCGATGCCAAGAAGCTGGGTAAGGATAGACTTGGCCAGGGTGTCTAGACCCATCGTGCTTAAGATGTGCTGGGTACTTTTTAATAAACGCAATCATTGTATCATCAATTTTTGCTGTAGCTGCCCAGGCTAGCCAGTCTTCTGTTGTAGGTTCTAAATCAACAACAAAAAATCTTCTTAGTAATGCTGGGTCCATTTCGTTCACCTGGAAGTCTCTGCCTTCATTTACAGCTGCATAGACTCTAGTGTCTGGGTGCAATTTATGACCATTCAGCTCTCTATCGAGAATGATTTGAAATGCACATTGTTGAAGTTCTGGAACAGCTCTATTTAATTCATCAAGAAAAACGACGACTGGCTCCCTGCATGCTCTCATATACCAATCGGGCGGCGCGAATCTTGTAACGCCGTCGACAAGCTCAGGTAGACCAATTAGATCACCTTCTTGCATTTGAGAAAGCCTTCTATCAATAACATCTAAACCCAGCGTTTTGCTTATCTGCTTAAATATATCTGATTTCCCTATTCCAGTTTCGCCTTTTGCGAGTATAGAAATGTGTGAAGGTAAGTTTTTTGCAACATTAATAAAAGTTTTAGTATCCAATTTTTGCTAGCTCCTGTAAGTTTCAGTTTATAATAAAATATAATTTTTTAATTTGCACGAATTAATCAATTCTTCTTAATGCGGCAGGATTTTTCCAGATGCGGCCGGCCGATGAAAAAACCAGTGCTTGACCTGCTTTTTTAGCGCTATTTCTAGAGTTGTGCTTGTCCTTCAGCATCAAGTCAACAACTATACCTATATGTTTTGTAGAGTTACTCTTATCTTGAAATTCGACAAGATCACCTACTTCAAAATTCCATTTTGCTTCAATTTTCTTATCAGACTTATAACTTCTTTTTATACTTGCTAATTCTTCTTTTTTGTTGGCAGCCATTTCTTTTGGAGATAAGCCTGTTTCGTTAATTTTATTATCTCGTGCAATTTCTTTTATGACTTCTAATGTTTTAAGTGTGGTGTCTTTGTCATTTTCAGTATCCTCAACAAATGCATCGTTCTTGGCTTTATTGTACTTTTGCCTAATATCACTTAACTTTGAATTTGGAATTTTCGTATTGGCCACTTATCACCTCTTAAGTGTAGTATAATACAAGAAAAAATCAATTACACGAGTCCGCTACGAAGATAACAAGATATTAATATCATATGATTCACAAAGAAGTGAAACTTCTGTATCTATGTCTCTATCTAAAAGTTGATTTACAATATCAAAATTGTATTCCAAGTCTTTAGCAAGAATTGCCTTAGAAAATCTTTTATTACCATTCGAAAAAGGTTTGATAAAGTTTATTAATAAGAATTTTATATAAGGTCTTTGATCTATTTCAAAGCACTTTTTTATCATCGGTAAAATATTTTCTGGGTCTGGGTGAGAAACGCCTAGTTTACTATTCTTTTTTTGATTTCTAAAAACAACACTGCTAGAATCTTCTAGTATTTTTTGACATGAAACAATACCTAAGTAGTCGTCATCTTTCAATAAATTAACTTCAGCAAGAAAGTCTAAGATTCTTTTTACTGAAATATCATTTGTTGCAAACTCAGGTGAAAGTCCGGCCATATAATCATTTGCACATTCGTGACACTCTTTTTCATTTGCTCTTGTGCAATCATTTAAAAACTCTCCCAGGTCATTACAAAATAAAGATATAGCTTTTTCACATTCTACTGTAGATCTAGAATTCATTGCTGTGTTTTCAAACTCTAATCGAAGGTTTTTGTGACTATCTTTTATTGATGGAGAATCTTTTGATTTTATTAAATAAAAGTCAAATGCTGCTTCACCTAAAAATCTGCCTATAACTATGTCTGACGGAAAGTGTGCCCCATTTTCTAATCTTGACTGACCGATCATTTCAGACAGCGTTTGTAATGTCATTCTATGATCTGGAAACTTATCTGAGATAATAGAAGACAACAAAAAGGCTATAGCAGTATGGCCGCTTGGAAACGAAGGCGAAGTTGCATCGACGATATCTAGATTTGCTTCTCCATTGCTTGAAAAGTATTCTTTTGGTCGCTGTCTGTTATAACTATATTTTAACCTTAAGATTACTGTATCTAAATCTTCAACTAATCTATCAGCAACATCCCAATTAAAATCTAAGTTATTGTCTTTTAGATACTTTTTAAAAACTGACTCGACTGAAGTATTTGATGATTTTAAAAAAACATCGCTTAGTGACTTGTCACTAAGACATCTCCTTACCTCGCTAATGTCATCTTCAAAGTCACTCGTCCCTTGCTTGGGATAGTTTAAAGATGGAATTACTTCTTCAAAGCCTTCTAATTCTGGATATCTTCTAGAAATTCTTTTTAAATGTTTTTTTGCTACACCATGATCTGATGTTTCGTTAAAAAGAGATTTCAAAAGAGACATTTGGCAATCCTTTATAGTTTAGTCTTCTTCGATTGAAAACTGATAATCTAATTTGTGATAAACTTCACCAATATCATCTGCAGCTTGAGCAATATGGCTTCTCATCCAATCGTCTAAATTATGATCATCGTGTATCATGTGTTGAAGCTTTTGTGAATATTTTGTAATTTTCATCAACTGGGACTTTGCCATATAAGCAATAGGCGCATCGTTATCATCTTCTTCAGCATCGTGCGGCGTAAACATCGATACTTGTTTTTTACAGCCGCAGTCGCCTTCTAAAAATAGAATGCCGCCGCAAGCCGTACAAGTTAGTTTTTGTTCCATGATGTCTGCATATCCGCACTCGCAAGGATTAACACGACAAGATCCGCATATAGATGGGTCATCTTGGCATGTGCAAGGTGATTTCCCGCAATCTTTGCAAGTTTTTTCTCTAGAAGCATATGCTAGAAAATTAGGATCGCCGACAACGGGTGGTTCTCTTATCATGTCATCATCTAGCAGTTTCCTGATTTCATTTTTAATCATCTTTCTAAATGCTTCTTTTTTAAATTTCATATGGTTCCTCTTAAAAAACGGACCCTGATTTAATTCCGCTTATTAAGTATCTCATTCTCTGTGTATTGTCAAAACGTTTAGCTTGACTTATAATATCAAATACTTCTTTTTTAGAAAAGTCGCCTATATCTTTATCTGATTCTAAGTCCACTGTTTTTACTTCTATTCCATATTCATAGAATTTTCTTAAAAGTTTAATTTGCTTTTTTCTTGCATCTAAGTCTAAACAAATGATAACACTGGCATTTTCTTGAATTATTTTTTGAAACAAATAGTAGTCTTCGTCTATCCAGCTACCCAGTATTGGAATAGCATTATCTCCGATTTTTATTGCATCAAATATACCTTCTACTAGAATTACTTCATTTTTCCAGTTGATTGTATTTTCATTAAAAATAATATCTTTCTTTGATACACCACAATTCTTATATTTGATATATGCATCTTTTCTTATGACCCTTGCAAGGTAATAATTTAAACAAAGCTTGTCATCAAAAGATGGAAATATTACGCTATCTTTGAATTCTCTTTTTTCACTAAAGCCTGCTTTGTACTTTAGCAGGTCGTCATCAGTAAGGCCTCTATTTCTCAGATATCTTTTGATCATTTTAGAGATTCTAGAATTAGTAAGTGATAAGAGTTTAAAGTCGTCTGGAAGCCTTGCGTATGTTTCTTCTTCTTTATTTTTATTTGTGTCTATGTTTCCAAATATTGCTTTTAGCCTATCTATGTCGCTACTTTTTATGCAATTTTTTTTAGCAAAAGAATAAACATTTCTTCCTTTTGATTCACAGACCCAACAGTGAAAGACACCTGTCTCAAGTGATATTGATAACTTTCTTTTCTTTTTTGTTTTGCTAGACTTTGCGCAAACTGGGCAGTATGTTGAAATGTTTTTACAGTCACTTGACTGTTGAACTTCTCCAAAGATTGCTGCAATTGTGTCAATCTTTTCTTTTGTTGTGATAATGCTCATCTACAGTGAATATTAATCAATTAATTGTGTTTTTTCAACCCATCGTGCTTTTGCTATTACAAATGCATCTGCCATATCATAGCTATTTTTATCAATAATTGTCTGACCTTTTCTAGGACCTGACTTTAAAACCTTTGTTGGCCACTTGTATACGTCACCGATATCTTTACTAACCTGTTCAAGTACTTGATCTTTTGTTGTTTTGTCTGACTTTCTATCAATCTTTATACCCGCAAGCTTTCTAGCTGTGTTAACATTCAAGCTACTTACTTCAATATCAAAGTGATCAAAGCACAACCACTGTATTATTCCATTAAATTTTGCTAATTTAAAAAGTGTAGATGCAGAAGAAAATCCCGTTCTAAACGCTTGTAAAAATTCTTCTACTGCAATCTCGCTAATATGATAATTCACTATGATATGTGTCATATGAAACTTTATCTTTTTTACTTTTTCAAAAAAATTTTCAACCTTCTTTAAGTCTACAAAAGAAAAGTCAACAACTTCACCCTTTTCATTCATGACACAGAATCCAGTACAGCTTGTAGATATGTCAATTCCAAGTATCACTAAAAATCCTGCTTAAGTCTTATAATAAACTCATCTTCTTCTGTCTTTTGGATCGGTTGGGATAGATTTGCTTTCATAATAACATTTAAGTTTTCATCATGTATGTTGATATTTGAAACATAAATAGCTGTAAGACCTTTATTGCTTAGCGTATTGTCAGGTTTAATTTTTTGATATGTTTTATTAGATGATGACATAAACTTATTCATAGGGCAAGGTATGTTCAAGATCATACTATGTAAGCTTTGCTCTCCTCTAAATTTCAAGTCTAACTTATCTTTTCCATAAAAGAATAAGTGTGGTGTCTTTATTACAACCACCCCATCTTCATAAAGCACATTTCCCACATTGTTCCAGTCAGCTTGTTTTGTAAGACAGTCTGCCCTAAACAATCCTCCGCGGCCATTATCTTTCAAAGTAATGCTTATATCTCCGCTTGATCCAGTTAGATTTTCTTCATAAGCCACGATTGACGTTGGATGTACTTTTGACCCATAATAAATATTTGATATATCAATTATAGATATTTCATTAGAACTTACGTCTCTTGTTCTTTGCGCAATTGTTAATACCGATCCTGGCGCGACGCCCGGATTTTCTGGTGCAGTTCCACATATATCTTGAAAAATAGACCCTGTTACAAATACTAGGCCTGGATATAGTGAAGCAGTTGGAATTAAATTATTTAGACTTATAATTGAAAAGTCTGATACTTTATTTCTCTTTTGAAACATTGCGCTGCTTGACATTGCTGAGTTTTGTAAAATATCATATTGTGGTCTGTGTAGTCCATTATCATTTGGCAAAATTGTGAAATTTCTTTTCAACCCATGATACAAATTATGATTAACCGGGTGTCCTGCTGTTATCAATTTTGCTTCAGAAATTGACCCGTATGTAAATTCATCTGCAGTAATATTTTGTATTGTTGAATTAATCGTATTAGGTGTTAACTCGAGCAGTCTGGGTTGTCTCATATTAACAAAATCTAGTGTAAAGTTTTCTAGATTTATCATTTTTCCGCCTACACCAAATGAATATTGTACATTGAACGGATCATTTGTTGTACTGCTAATGGTTTGAAACGGTGTTACAAGTACTTGTCTATTTGATGATGAGGGATAAAAGTAGGGCGGTACATAAAAAATTAAATTATCAAGTCTTTTAGGGCTCACAGCTGTAATCTCTCTATTTGCTTTTAATTTTTTATTAATAATCTTACTGTAAATTCTAATATCATGAATTTCTGCATTGAGAGGATGAGAAAATACATTAGCACCAGGTGTTACTGTTCCCAACCCAGAAGACTCTGGTACAAAACCCTCGTTTGACGAGTAAGAATCTCCTACAAGCTTACCTAATGTTACATAGTTAGCATCAAAATAATTACCTAAAACAATTGCTGAGTGCTTTATTGAAGATGATAGTGAGTTGTGAGGCGCTTCGAAAGTTGTCTCAATATCATCTACGAACAATGAGCCTGTTCCGTTTTGATTAATTTTTGACCATGTAATGTAAACATTATGCCAGCTATTCTTGTTGAGCAAATTAGAAGATGTAAAAATTAAATCATTTGGTGCCGAACTTGCCGGGCTTTGTAGATCTATAGTCGACGGAGCCTTATCAGCACTAGAACTCAGCTGCAAAAGTATTTTAAACGTATCTTCTGCGCCATCTTTATCAACAGTAGAACCTGATACTATTGAAATACAAATGGAAGAAGACATATGAAGAATTGTTCCAGCTCTATAATCTCTTGCCGCTGTTGAGTATCTTGGGTTAATCCAAAAGTTAATTGTAAAGTCATCAGGTAAATTATATGATCCGCTAATATTAGGATATAAAATACTAGAACCTGTTGTAATCTTATCAGTATTATCGAAGAAATTTAATGTATGATAGTTTGTATAGTGAAAACCGCAATTCTCATACTTGTGTTCGTGGTAAGGCATCAATACATTTCTAACAACATTCTTGATAGTAGTATTTTTTGTGTACTTGAAAGGCATGTCAAATCTAAAAATATCTAACTGTTTATCAAACCTAACATCTTTTGGTGCTTCATCGATTAAAGAAAGATAAGTATCCATTGCATTACTAATATTCGTATTTCCTGCTTTTTTTAATGCAAGCGCTGTTTCTAGCGCTAATGCTCTTATTACATTGTCTATATTAAATTGACTAATATTAGAATCGCCGTCACTGGCGTCATCGGCAAGATTATGAGCCGCCGCAGACCAATCAATTACTTGTTTTATACACTTAGATCTAACTGGGCTCACATACTGTGATCCAGTAACCCCTCCGCCCTTCGATGATGAAATAAAGTGATTACTTGGTCGAAGAATCAGAGAAGTATATTCTGAATTTTTTTTGTCAAGCTTGACAAATGACATAATCGCCTCGTTAGAAGTCTAGGCGGACTCTAAATGTCAAATCCTTTTCGTCGTTTTTCTCAACGGGCCTTGAGAGCTTAGCAGTTGCAAGTAGCTCCTCGTTAGCATCGTAAAGACCGATTGTCGTAACGAAAGAGAATGACTTTTGAGTTCCCGCTTCAGACTCATCCTTCACCAAGATTCTGCCTGCTGCATTCGTGAACGTCGGATTTGAAGAATAGTTAAACTCATCAGCTGTTGCACGACAGAAAACAAGCGTTGAATTTATCTGTGTATTGTTTTGAAATGTTATGCATGTATTAGAACCGCTGCTAAATCTTGACGTTGCGATATGATCCAAGATTGTATCAATAGACGCAGAATTAACAAAGTGAGGAACAAAAGATGCGCTTATTACAGAATCAGCAGAACTAATGCATGTAGGAATCGATCCAGTCAATTTCTGATCAGCGTCTAGTGCTTTTTTCAAATCGAGGATCGCTATCCCTTGTTGATAAAATAGAAGCCCTACAGTTCTTGATGTGTCTGAAGCAAGTACAAGATTTCCTACATCGCCTCCGTACTGTGATCTTTCTAGAGCAGCTGCAGACCCTACATCAGTAAAGATAACAGCACCTGAAGGTGGGTGTACAGCTGTCAATTGCGAAATATTGTCGTTGCCTGGGCCTGAAGATGACTGATAAAATCTCATTGCAAAAGATTCTCGTTTAATACCGTCTCTTACAAAAAGTCTCTTAAAGTTCAAGAATAGTGCTGTTTCAATCTTGTCAGACGATGTTGAACTAGCAAAAGGTGCAGAAAATTGTATATTTGCATCGCCAAGAAGGGTCTGTGAATATTGTCTATAGATGTTAATTTTTTCTCTCATCATAGACGAAGAAACATTAAATAGAATTTTTCCATTTGTATCTACACCTATTGATGCAGAAGAAACATGTCCTGATCCTGAAAATACTCCATATGTCAAATCCATAATTTCATTTGCAGTTTGCAAATTATGTTGCTGATCATATACAGTATGAAATAGAGATGACGTAAGTGCTTTACCCCCAGAAGAAGTAACAAAAACCTCATACCTTTTCCTTGTCGAAGATCCTGAAAGATCTTCTTCAATAAAATCAACTAATTGATTTAGTGTTGTTCTTGTTGTCTTGATGTCTGCACTTGATATCGTTTTAAATGTTGCCATTGTTTCCTCTAAGAATTAAGTTATCTGAACTTCTATGTTCTGAGTGAGGCCTGAATTTACGCCTGTCACTTTAATAAAAGTTCTAATCTTATTACCACCAGAAATACTATATGCTTTAAATACAGCAGGTGAAAAACCTTTTAGTTCAATAGGTAAAGTTGTAGTAACAGAAGCTCCTAGACTACCGAATGTTGCAGGAAATCTATAAATAGCCATATTGTCTGTAAACTGGACATCGGGTGTCTCGCCTTGTATTCTAAAGAATAGGTCGTTAAGTTCAATTCTAAATTCTCCATCTAGAAGATCAGGCTCTATTCCTGCATTAACTTTTGATGATACAGTTACAGTTATCTTCCTTGTTGTCATATTAGATCTATCCATTACTGTAATTCCAGATGTATCATTTTCAACAGAAAGCTCTAAAACTGGCAAGTGAGATAAAAATTCATCTGAAATACTCAATAGCTTATGTTTTAACCCTAAACTTCCTGCTGTTAAAGCCTCAATAACAGGTGTATTTTTTTCAATTTTTTCCCTACCTACGGTTCTTCCAAACTGTTGGACTATCGTATAGTCTACTTCATCATCGCCTAGCGCGAACTGATATATTTGAAAAGAACCATCATTTTTAGCTAAAGATTGTCTTCCCAGATCTGTTAAAACAGCATCGACTATAATGTTGTTCGTGCTGTGGTCAAGAAATCCCATAAAATTCTCCTTTTTTTATAATTATACTCAAGAAAAAATAGTCCTATCAATCAGTGCCAAATTCAAAGTTTAAACTATTTTTTGAAAATGTCGCCGGCGTAGCAGAAGTGTTTGGTGAACCGCTCTTGTCAGCAAGCTTAATATTTAATATTTTGTCTTTTTGTAGATCTAAGTTAATCATATGTATCTTATACGTATCTTTGTTAGGATCAATCCTTAAAAAATTTAAATCATTTTGTACTTGCTGATTTGCAAGTTGCCCGTGTGTCTTGTAAACCTTATAATATTCTGGATCGAAGTAAATCCTCATCCTATCATAATCACTAACTCTTATTGAATCTTCAAATGCGTCTACCGCTAATAATAAGTTAGGATACGGTTTTGGGGCGCCTGGTGGACTAATAAATTCTTTTTTGACTTTGTTTTTTCTTTCATCATAAGATACTCTCATTTGGACGCCATAGTTGGAAGACATTCCGTGTGCATCTACAGATGCTATTGTATAGATAGGTGACTCACCTATTTCAAACTCTTCATCAAGAAAAGTAATTCGCGGTGAGTCAAAACGCTTTATTCTATCATTTGTTGCTACTTCAGGTACACCTGATCTAATGGCAGAATTATCAAAGTCATACTCCATTATTAGTCTAAATGGAACATTAGTGTTTTTTCGCTTAAAGATTTGAAATCTTTTTATGTCACGCTGAGGATTGATAGGAAACTCCCATGATAGATGAGGCTTTTTTTCTCTAAAGTTAAAACTTGCTCTAAGGTTTTGAGGTGGGGGCGGTGGAATATTTTCAACGCAGCTAACAGATGTTAACTTACCTTCTGATGCGACTAAAATATTGCAAATCGCACTATCAGTTAGCGATGCATCTCCTGAATAACGAATTTCTGAAAACATTTCAATTTCGTAAAGCGATCTTATCTTGTAAGTATAAGAGCCTCCGTATCTAATTTTTTTATCAATAATATACAAGCCGTCAGGGTTATCTGAAAATAACATTCCATGATTTATTAATGTGCCCTCTTCGTTTGTTTCGAATTTTTGTACAACGTATCCTACTATTTTTATTTTTGGGTATTCTGCAAAAGCAGCCATTGGTACTTTGGATTTCTCTGATTCAGCTTCTTGAAACGGGCGAGGTCGTCTTCCATGCATTGATTTCCCATAGGGTCTTACCTTGATTGGAATAACAGTAAAAGAACTATACTTTTCGCCGACTGCATTCGGGTCATGCCTTTTTAAATTTGACGCCTCTAGGTCTTTTGATACTTCATTAATACTAAAAAATTCGTCTTGAAAAACTGTATCTGGAATTCTAGTAGCTGATTCTGTCAATTGTCTTAAAATTATATTGTCAAACTGAAGTGAAAAACTCTGCCTTTGAACCGGGTCATTGGCAAAATTTGCTATTTCTGGAGAAACATCTGTAGGTGCTGTTGATAGTTTTCCTGCGACTCCGCCGGATGGTTGAATATTTCTTAGCGCTGATTTTAAAAGTTTCTTATCCTGGCCGGTTAGCGTACCCGTATCTTCGATGTCTGCATTTTCATTTAACTTATCCAGAAGTGCATCTAGTGAGTCGGCAGGCGAATTTTTCGGTGTATCAACTTCCATAAAAAACATTCCGCCGTTTAAGCGCTTATAAAGTTCAGATTCTGCGCCTGTATCAAGAAGTTCAAAGCCTGTATAGAATTGATTTGTAGAAGAGCCTTCAATTAAAATTTTATCGATGTTACTTAAAATTACGTCTTTGTCTGTTTCGCTTTTGATCAAACCGTGTTTTTTAGGTGGAGTAAAAGATAACTTTACAAATCTTGGAATATTGTCATTTTTTATCTGAAAAAACAGCTCATCGTGATTGCTTTTAGAAATATCTAAGACCTTGTTTTCAGGATCGAATTTTATCCTCTCGTCTGCAGTAAAGTAGTTGTAAACAAATGATGCTTTTTGATTTGTAACTTCAGGTACATTAATTCTCAAGGCAGACAAAGATGCATAAGAGTCGTAAGTCTGTGCAGTTTGATATGCGCCTAATTGTTCAGAATGTTTTTCTACTATTGCATTTTCAAGACCTGCTAATTCTTGAGCCTCATGATGTATTCCAGGAATTATTATTGTTGGATGGGCTGGCTTGGCAACAGAGGCTTTCGATGCAGACTTTGTGGATACTGCTTTTCCTTTGCTGCCGTGAGTCGGGTTGGCGGGCATGATTTCTCCTCACATTAAAAGTTTTTATGTATTTGACTTTTTTTATTAAATTGATTTGCATTAGTAGGTGATGAAACTGCTTCCATCTTTGTGGGGTCGACGAATTCTTCAGGATTGTGAGCATCATCTGTCAATAGTGACACAGTGATATAATAGCTATAAACTTCTGGAAAATCTTCTCTGGTAGAATCTTTGTATTTTCTTAAAACACTCTGATCTGCAAAAGTGCGGCCGCCCAATACTCCATCGAAGCCACCATAACTGTAATCAGAAACAAACGGCCCTGAGGTATATAATCCGTCGCCTGTCAATATTTCAATTTCAGAAGTTAGATTAAAATTGGGCGTTTGCGCGTATATACTATTGAAGTCTTTACCTACGCTGTCTGGGTGTATTATAAAGTCTTTATCATTTACTAGAAACGAAAACACTCTATCAAACTTTTTAGGTTCTACGACTCTTTTAAATCTATTTGCCAGAGTGTAAACAGGATTTGAGCCCATTGTTTCAATATTTTTAAATAATTCTCTAGCAAGATCATCATCAACATTAGCTGCAGGATACAATGATTTTAATTGTGTTATAACCGAGTCAAAGTCATCTTGCATATCATTTTTTGCATCAGAAAAGCCGCCGCCCTGGCCGTGAAGACTATTCGCTTCAGAATCTATTGGAAAGTTATATTCTCCAAAGTCTACGCCCAACGAAAGCTTATAATAGGCCTTAAGTGCATAGTCCATTGCGTGATTTGAAATAACTGCATCTGGCATTTTCCCAGCATCATTAGCTTCTTTCTGAGAAAATGAAACAATTCTCGTGTCATTAGTTAAACTATTGTCACTCCGTTTCTTGCTGCCCGATTTTGTCATGCTTGTAAACACTAAGTTATCAATAGCTTCTTTTGCTGACCAAGACTTGCTAAAATTTCTAATATGCTTGTGAAGGTTTCCCCTTACATCAAAGTCATGTATGTATTTTGATGTATCAAAAGTAAAGACTTTTGGATACAATGCCTCTGCTGCGTTTAGTTCATTTTTTTTAAAAACATTAATACAAATGTTCTTACTTGTTGCAAATTTAGAATTGCCTGTATACTGGACTGCTTTCTTTCTCATGATCTCTATCATAGAGTTTGGTATTCCGACATGGAGCGCTGTCTTATTTCCTCTTTTTTCTGTACTCAAAAGACCGAAGCCGGGCTGGGTGAGTATCTTAAAGCAAAGATCAAATTTTCTTTGAAAGAACTGGTCTTCCGGCGTGAAAAGCTTATTAGGTAATGAAACAAATGTATTGACATGACTATTAAGAATTTGTTCAATTGCTTCAGGAGACAGCATTGTCATTAGTCTGTTATAGTCTGTTGCTTGAAAGAGCGTATTTTTTATTAATTCTGTACTTTTCATCCCTGTATCTCCTTTTAGAAAACTTCTCATTCTCTTAAAGCTTTCTTCCAAGTACAGCGCATGCGTGTAATAGATAAGTGCTGAAGCATATATTTGCCTCTTTCTTTTTATCAATAAATTTCTAGCCATTTTAAGGTGATTACATGTCTCAATTGCAGTTTCTTTGACGGCAAGTCTTGGATTGTCTCCCCAGCCGGTTTGCCCAACTCCATCCTCTTGAATCCACTTTATATCACTGTTTTTGAGCCCTCCAAGCCTCATGCCAGTTGATGCTCTATCAAAAGCAAGTGCAATTCCTTGCATCTCGAAAGCGAGCCCGGAAATTCTAATCATTGAATTTCTTTCACCTACAGGATTGACAGAATCAATTGCTACTGTTAATGATTTCTTCATTATTGACTGAATCCATCTAAAAAATATCAATGCTCTGTGGTGTTCTCCAAGATTAAAAAACTCTCCACAATTCTTTTCGGAAAGATAGTGAGCTGCCTGCCCAGGCATATAATTTGGAGCGCGGTCTGCAACATTGAGTTCGCCGCCGACCGGCTGGACAGTTGATTTCTTTAAAGTACTCCTGAAGTCTCCAATGCTGTTTAGCCTGCCTTTTTCATTAATAGGTTTATTAAAGTGCTTAAATTTTACAAAGTTTCTAAGTGAGGTTGGCGCGCCTGCAGTGAATCTAATACCATATTTGTCAAGCGAAGTCTGTAGATTGTTCATGCTGTCGCTCGAACCATTATATCTAGGTATTAGATAAGGAGCGATAAATTGTGAGCCTGCTGCAACTTTTATAAGATCAGTCTCTTTTTTAAAACTAATGTTGCCTCGCCTGTTTCCAGTATAACTATTTATTCTTTTTAAGTCTATCCTTGCAAATTCATTATCGTTTGACGTATATTTTTGACCATTAAGACCTTTGTATTTTTCTCCTGCACAATCCCAAAAGTACGCATTGTTAGTAAAATTAGTTGTGCTATCATCAGTTGATTTATTCGAAGCTCGAACTTTTGACGGTCTAAAGTATGCTAGGTGTTGATCGTTGATATCGCAAGTAGTTCTTAAAAAATACTTTAGTGCCTCATTGTTTCTATATCGCATGGCACGTCTTGCACCTTCCTCTCTAATTATATCATACGCGGGTTCGAGATCCCCAGGACCATCTTGTATTTTTCTCGCGAGTTCTGTATTATCTGTTGAGTCAAACGGATAAGTGCCGGGAACCTTCGGTCGATGAAAAGTATTAACCTCTGCACCTGCATTACCACTGTCTACTTTTAGACCAAAAAATGCAGAAGGAAAAAGATCCTTACCTTCCCAAGTGTCATCTCCAACTAGCATTGCAATAAAAGGCATAGATTCCCTGTACTTTTCTTTACTGGTTGAAGCTGCGTAAAACTCTTCTGAAATATCATGACAAATCTTTTCAAAAACTTCTTCTGCATAGTTTACCCCTGACAAGGCGATAATATCTTCAAAGTAATATTCCCCAAATTTTTTATACTGCTCTATAAATTCAAACGCTTCTGTTAACTCGAAGTCGCCTCTGTGTATTGCTTCATCCAAAAAATACTCTGGGCCAGTTAGTGCATTTTTAGTACCAAATAATCCTGACTTTGACTCAAAAGGAATAAATCTTTTATTATTTTGAAAGTTCGCTTTGTTAAGTTTTTCTGTAAACAATCCCAAATCTTTATCAGGATTAATCGATGGGTTTTCAAATGTTATATGCTTGTCCATGGTATCTAGCTTAGAAATCATGTCCAATTCGCCGAATGCTCTTTTTGGACTAATCATCATTTCTTCTGCATAATCTCCAAACATTACCTTAAAGTATTTCTTTATACCTATTGGATGTCCTCTGTACCCGGCGGTACCTGCACTTCCGCGTAGAAATTTAATTGCTTTTTTCTTTTTACCTTCTTGTAAGTTTTCTTTTTGTATTGATGTAAGTGTATCAAATATTGATGCAACTAAGAGTTCTGCCCAAGCCCGACGATCATCTGTACCTGTACGAACTACAGAGCCATCTGTATTTCCTATCTTCGCTGCTGCTGATCTAACGTTGTAAGGTAAAAAAGCTCTTATATTTTGAAAGTTTGTGAGCTGCCCACTGCGATGCTCATCTGTAGCCATACCACCGTGTGCTAGCGTAAATAATGATAACCTCTTAATATATAACATCGCGATCGCGATGTCGTTACCAACACTATAATTCCAAAGTTTTCCAGGTTCTGGTGATGCTTGATATGAGTCAACTCCAGCCACTCTTGAAAGCTGTGATCTATACCCAGAAACTGACTTTAGTGTGCTAAGCCCTGCTTGTACTGCTAAGATAGATGAACCTACTTCTGACGATAATTCAGAATTTTCTTTGGATAATTCCAAGGACTGTGCTGCTATCAAAGAAGATAATTTTTCTTGTATACTCTCTTTATAATCTTCGTCGCCGTTTTTAAATGTTCTATCATTTAGTGTGTATGTTCCAACAAATTCTTTCATTGCGTCTCTTATCGCGTATGGAATGTAAACATTTGAATCCATATGCTTATCAGTGATTCTGTCTATAGAATATCTTGATTCTAAAAAAAACTTCATTCTAAAAATGCCAGATAAGTATTTAATAACATCAGCAATCAAGACTTCGTGAATTGTATATTCAACAAGCGTCCTGAAAAAAGCATCCCTTTCTTTATCTTTTGCTAGAGCCCTTACAAACCCATTGCTGGGATTGCTACTTGCAAGCTTAGTGACGGCAGCGGTGATCGTTTGGGCCGGCTGGATAGTAGAGGTGCTAGAAGTAGTGGTGCTAGAGTTTGAAAATGCTGCATCATAGGCTGTATCAGTTGCTGAGGCCGTTTTTATCGAAAAGTTTCTAGGTAGGCCTCTGTTGAGGAATATAAAAGTTTGTCCTGTTCGTTTAAGCTCATAAATTGCAGCATCTACAGTTTTCTCTATAGTTTCTTTCACTATCGAACGATACATCTTTTTTATAAGAGGTCTAGAAACTTTATAAAATTTATGAACATCGTAACCTTTCGCTTCGTTCATAAGCTTGTCTGCTGAGCGGAGTGTTACTGCACGAATTTGTCTATGTAATACCATTAATCTTGCAATGTTATTAACTGATACAGCTGTCTTATCTTCTCCCAACTTTACTTTTATTGTATTATTTGAAAAATCTTCGCCGGCGCCGATTGGAATATATTCTGTACTTGCTAAGAGAACTGCCTTAAGCGGGCTCATGCCCACCTCACTTAAGATTTTAAATTGTGCTGACGAATCAACACTATTAAATGCAATTTCCTGTTCACTGTCAAGATTATCAAATTCATCAATAGTACTTGATATTATTAAAGTTGTAGGTTTTTCAACTTCTTTTAAGTCAACTTTACATTTTATGTTTGACTTAACTAGATTTACTGCCATGCTAATTCCTTAGATGAATATCATCAATATATAAAAGATTACTGAGCTGCCCTATTTTAGAAACAGCTACAGCAAAATAGCTAATATATCCTACTGTGGTTCTAGTCTCAGACAAATAGCTATAAGCATAACTATTTGATGAAGCTGTATCGCTGTCTTTACTGTGAACAACACCGTCAATAACAACTTGTGGGTTATTGTTTTCAACTCTTAGAATTACATAAAAATCAACCAAGTTATTAGCAGCTCCAACTTGAAAGTTGACTTTCATAAAATTCTTTGATATACTTCTTGTTTCTCTATCAGCTCTTTCAAGTGCATAAAACTGAGTTACACTCTTATCTTTAAGGCTTATTTCATCGAAGGGCGGTATATTTTCCATAGCATTGTGTTGATAATACCTGATATCGCCTGTATAACCTTCGTGAAATATGTCGCCTCTGCTAATCTCAACAAATGAAAGATCTTCAGTTATTTTACCTTTCTTCTTCGATGTTGATCCATACTTACTTCCAATTTTTGAAATTGCATCACTTTTTAGTATTTTATTTTTTGATAACAACAATCTTCCATATGCTGTTCTTTTTCCCATATCTTTAGCAACTTTGTATTTTAAAGTATCAATAAGCTTGTCAAGTATTTGAGTGGGTGGAACGGCGTAAGGTTCAATTTTGTACAACTGTCTAGAGTACGCAGGTATTGAATCTACAAAACTAATTTTATGATTTTTTGGAATGTCTGTGTTCGCAGTTTCTGACTTAGAGGATTGTTTATGTGCCCTAAATGTTCCAACAAAAACTGCCTCGCCTGTGTAATAGTCAATCCTTGTTACTCGTGCACCGTAAAGAAGATTTGATCCCTCTCTTATTTCCTTAAGATCGTCGTCAAAAAGCGCCCTATTGTCTCCAAACAGTGCATTGATTACCTTTTCAATGTCATCTTCAGTTTTTCTTAAAATAATTTCAAATTTTTGACTAATTAGCGCAGATGAATCGCTTGAGTTTGACGGTGGCATTGCTCTCGCTGCAGATGCTAGCATTTTTACATCGACAATTTCGTCTCTATTAACGTATTCTTCATAAAAACTACTTGCTGACATATGTTTTGTACCTGATGAATCATAAAGGATTGCTGCATATTCATACATTTCATCATCTTCAACATCGTCATCATCATAAGAATAAGATTCATTAGGCTTGTCTTGTATAATAACTCTGGGTACTTCAACAAGTCTATTTTGTTCCATTTGTTTGACAGGCTTAAAGTTTGAACCTCTTAAGCCTCTTACTATTCTTTTAACAACTCGGAATGAAGAAACCTCATCTGTAAAATCATATACTCTTACTATCATCTTTCCATTTTGATTATCAACCCTTGCAATAACCTTGCAATTAATTTGTGTTGCTGGTGTTTCTGTTGCTCTTACAGAAGCTGCTTTTGTATTTGCAATTTCACGACCTAGATGATTAAATGTCACTCTATGAAAAACTGACTTAGTATTACAATAGCCCCGCTGTCTTTGTTTGGTATTTTGAGTACCATTAATTATTCTCTTAGATGTTCTAGCGCCTACAAGACCCGAGCCCTTTTTTTCAAACCCTGTTCTCAAAGGAGGGGAGTTAAAATTAAATCTTTTTTGATATAAGTTATAAAAACCAGGCTGGAATTCTGCATTCATTATCTTTGATATTATATTGTTGTATTTATTTTTAGAAGCAATCAAGTCAAAATCAAGTGTTGGATTTATAAAATCATCAAACATTTGTTGTAGGTCAATTTTGTAGCCTGACGAGTCTACTCTATTTCCAAATCTATCATATGCAAACATAATAACATACTCAAAGCCTGCAGAAAAAAGCCCTATTAACGATACTGAATTCATTTTAATTTTGGTCTTTATCCTTGATATCCTTCTTGATTCTTCACTTACAGTAATCTCAAAATTTACGCCTCTGTCGTCATCGTAAGAAGTATTTATATAATTTTTAAAATAATTTCTCAGCCTACTTTTTCTTGGCTTTCTAAACCTACCAAGACCTCTTACACGCTCTTCCATAGATACATAATGATCTTGATCCTGCAAGTAAATCATTGGATCAATACCTTTTTTTACTGCCCTTCTATACTGTCTTTTAAACCTTTCTTCAAAGCCTCCATCATTGCTTACTGGATTCTGAAGCTCTTGATTTAAAATGCTCAGCGTGTCGGATCTTCGCTTGTTAAATCTAGAATGTCTTCTTTTTTGTTTTGTTTTATAAACTTTTCTAACTCCGAAGAGTTCTCTATCAGTCTGCTTATTAATAGTAGATACTTTAACTCCAGGTTTTCTAATATGTTGCTGTGGATCCATATTTGAAAGCTTGTGTATCCCGTTGAAGTGCGAGCTTATTAAATCGTGCATTGTATACGAGTAGTCATATAATATGTCATTTATTTCTTTTTGACTTCTGATATCTACCTGATCAAATGGTGTAAAGTTAGTTTTATATTCTTCCAAAGGCTTCTTTGAAAGAAAAACTTCTATCTTACTAAGATCATTTGCTAGTATTTTTCGCTGATCTACGAAAGAATAAAACTCTACATCTACAATATCAAATACTTGAGGTTCGTCATTAGGAGACTTTTTAAATGTAATTTTATTTGTTGAAATTATTCGAGGCACAAGGTCACTGGGTGTACCGGGTGCAAAAATTTCTAATTTTTCAGTTGTGCAGATTAGTGACATGTTACTACTCAAATACTATTGTAAATATGTTTATAAAAGTTGGTGTATTAAAACTATCAAAAAATACCTTCCCAACATAGAAGATCCTTTTTTCCGGGTGTTTATTATCATCCTTATCGTGGAAAGATCCTGCATCGACAATATCAAGTTTTGCTAGTTTTGAGTTTGGTCCGTCTTCAAAAATCTGCATAAGTAAATTATTATTATTTGAAGTCTTTTCAAAATATACTGTCTGATATTGCTTTATCTCGCTGGCAGATACTTTGTTTTTTCTATTTAAAACATCAAAATCGCCGGCTTTATCTGATCTATACTTTCGCTGTGCATAGGTATTGCCGCCATTTTGGTCGTCTCCAATTGTGGCGAAGCCAAAATACCCTAAGTCTCGCTTTATGTCGTCAAGCGTCTCTCGTTTTAATGATCTAAAGTCTCTATGAATACCATAATTTGATCCATTTGTATTAACAGGTGGTAAGAATTTAAAATTATTTAAATGAGTTAGCTTAGAATCGAAAAAGAATGGTTCTGCGTCATCTACATCAACTGTTTCATTAGTTGGGCCATCTTTCCACGGTACAGAGTTTGATATTGCAAAATGAATAGTGTTTTTGCTTAGTTTGAACTTTGCTTCGTCATCTTCTTTAGATCCGACGATTTGATGTGACTTAAAGTGTGTCAAGAAAGTTTGCATTAAAGAAGTTGATGTAGAAGAAAATGCACTGCCTGTTACTGGTTTTAGCTTTAAACTATTTGTTGCAGTTGCGTCTTTATCAAAAATATTATTTCCAACGATACTTCCTGTTGGTGAAAAATTAAAATCAAAAAGTTTTCCGCTGTCGTCCTTCTCAATAACAATTGTGTTTGAATGAGATTCAGCAACTTCAAAATATATTTTATCATTAATCGACGTTGGGTCTGATGTGTCATAGAAGACAGATGCATCGCTGATAGAGGCATAGACAGCTCTTAATTCTCCTGACGCTATCTGTCGTTTGCCTTCTTGCGTGACTACTAGATCTATAAATCTAGTCTTGCTATCTAAAATGCCTGCCATATACCTCTACCTTTTAATAATTATAATCCTGAAAATTTTATAAACCTAAAGCTAAATAGATAAGCTTGTTTAAGTCCTATGCTGAGCCTGATACAAGCGTGACAAAATAGTTGTCGCCTGTTCCTCTGTGGTCAGGTCTGTCGTCATGAGAGGACGTCAGAAGTGATGTTGGTGATCTATTTTGGCTACTTGCTGTACTAGAAATAAGTAGCGTTCCGTCTGCTGAGAGCGGTAATCTAGAATATTGTCTAATGATTGTTCCATCAATATTTGAACCTGATACGAATATCCCTTTAACGGGTGACCCTAGTGACAAACCCATATTTTTAGTGTATCCTAACGGCCATGCAGTTGAGTCCCTGCCTCCCCCTATTAGATCAGAAAAGTTACCATACTTTTTGTGATTAAAATAGAACTTTGGTCTTAAAACACCGTAGCTATCATTAAAGTCTGATTGCATTGTACCTATTGTACCCTCGCCGGTCGAAGTGCCTGGTCTGAAGTGACCTTGTTTAAATAACGAGTCTATGTAGGCTCGCTTATTATCTTGTAGATTAAAAAATCTACCTAAAGAATATTTTCCGGAATAGCCTGGAGCTGTTGCAGCTGATGAATACAGACCAGATCCGCCACCAGAGCTACCCGTTAAAGGTCCGAGACTTAAAAATGGACCGCCGCCGACGCCTCCATCGACTCCGAGGCCGAGCGGATTACCAGTCCGGTCTGGGGCATCATAAATTTCATTACTATCGAGGAAGGTGACTGTGCCGTCACCGTCTAAGTTTGTGGTGATGCCGGCGAGATAATCTAATCCCAATGGTACAGGAGACTGGAAAACTTTTATTCTTTCACCTTCCACAGAAGGATCTGCGCCTGCTACCCCTATTATCAAAGTTGTTACTGGTGTTCCATTAATCAATTGTAAAAAATCGGGTATTGGAGGCGTCACAGCAAAGCAACCGTGTGTATACCACGCTCTTGGATCTAAGAGTGCTAAAAAGAAATTAAACGCTGTCCAATAACTCGGAGCAAAATTTGTACCAAAAAAGCTTGCAGGAATCAAGTTAGCAAGTACTTGATATATTAATCCTCCCGGCATTGGTATTCTACCTGCTCCAACTGGTGAGTATGCGCCAAAGGAGTAATAGCTAGCTTCAAACACTATATCTTCTGACCTATTATTACTTCTAGGGATTGATATCATGTCACCGTGATACGTACCACCACTGATACCAGACCAGTCAATCCTAGGCTGAAAATAACTCTTATTACTTCCAAATACTAGAGCATAGTAAGCTACGCTTGGTAACTTTGATTTTCCAGAATCGCCAAATTCATTAACAGAGTAATTCTTAGATCCAATCCTGCTTAATGGTGACTTTGTTTGTGATGTATTGAGTTGATCTATAAACGTACCTTCAAGCTCTCCTCTTTCTGCGAGATCATGTTGATCTTGAATAATTTCAGACCCTATCATCTCATGTATTGCGTCTGAAGATATATTTTGATTTAATCCGTCATGTATCTCCTTTTTATCTTGCAAAAGTGAGCCTACTAGTCTTATCTTGCCGGCGCCGTACAACGTCATTCCAAATTCTACATCTGTGGGTTTTGGCTGTACAAATACAGGCTCTGAAGTTATTGGATATTGGAAACCTATCACCAAGTCATCATCTGGTAATATTAAGTAAGGTGATATTCTGTCAAACGTTTCCGCTTCTGGGAATTCTATAGCGCCTGTTAAACTTGAATTGCCAACTAAGTTTGTATACGGACTAGAACCATTTGATTGTCCTATGTAGCTTATTCTATCAAATGAAGGTCTTCTAACAGGATGGCCGCCGGCATACGCTCTAGAAGCTTCTAACTTTCCGAAGCTGCGGCCGGCATGATTTTCTGATCCTAGCATAACATGACCAATTCTTGCTAAAGTATATGCTGCAGTTGCCCCGGCAGCACTATTTATGAAGAACTGATTGATGGCCCGGGCTGATGCTCCGCCTGGAGCATTGACAACGTTTGACTTTGGGTGCCAGACTTTTAGTCTTAGCATGTTTGGATATCTTCCTGTTTGTCTACAAGGAAATTCTATTCTAAAAGAGCCTGTATGTGATAATATTGCTGCACCACTATTATCATTCAAAGGCAGAACAGTAAGGGCATCTCTTCTGAGCGACGAATTGGTAATATCATCAATTATATGCGGCCAGGCTTTAATTCCTACGAGATCTGATTGCGATCCTGAATATACTACAGTGAGCTGGCCGTAAGTTATTAAATCCCTATCTGTTGAAACATATGACTCCGCATTACTTGCAGAAGATAGTTTTGCAGTATCGGGCACTTTAAACTCTAATCCTTGAAATTCAGTATGACTCTTGGTTGATTGTGAACCTAGATCATTTACTCCTATTTTAACTCTAGTATAAACTTTTCTTCTGTTCTGGAATTGCCTCATGATAAAAAATGTCGGTATTTTAATTCTCATCACTTTATTTAGTGGGCTTAGATACGTCTTTGATTCTCCAGCAATTAGTGCTTCGTACTCCGACCTTGAAGAACTACCTGCTGCGATAGGAGGGGTAAAAGCAAATGAGTGTTGAAATCTTGCGCTTCCTGTTCCTATAATTGTATGAGGACCATCATCTCCTGGCGGGAATATTCCAAGATTGCTACTCTGAATCTTTGCGTTAAAGTCTAAAACCACCTTTTCTAAAAGAAATGGGCTTGTTATACCTAAGTCTCTAGCTTTGACAGTTTGGCTTCCTGTTGCATGAAATTTTGCTGCTAGAGGAAATCCAAATTGTTCAACGGGTCTAACATATGTGTTTAGTATTCTATCGTCATATAATTTTTGATCAGATAGATCATTCGCGCTTGACCCAGTACTTATTGCACAAATTGGCCCAAAACCTACTGCTGCCTCTCTTAAAAAGCTAGCTGTCAGGTTACTTTGAAAGTCTGTTGTCCCTGTATTGTAAGCTACAGGATCGCCTTCCTGAAGTCTGGAAAGCGGTGTGGCACATACATTTGCGCCGTACCCTTTAGCTATTTTTTCCCATTTATTCAATCTAAAGTTAAAATAGCCCATTACTTGATGTCTTGTTTCAGGGCTGTTTGTGCTTTGCTCAATCATCTGACTTGATGTAATATTATAATTGAGAACTTCGTCTGATCCTGATCTAAAACGTGCGTCTGCGCCTTCTGCATTTTTGCCGGCTGTGGTTGCGGCCGAGCCACCGAGCACAGAAGCTGGGGTGCCAGCCAGGTGTGCTATATGATAAACCGGAGATTGATATAATGCAGGTGTTACACCCGGTAGTGTTGCTTTTATTGTAACAATTTTTGTTGTTGTGTTGTATGAAGGAATAAGAGTCCCATGCGGATGTAAACCATCCGATGATCTAATTAACCCTCTCAGGCGTGTAACAATATCGGCACCGATAGTGTCTACAGCTATACCATCTGTTTTAACTCTTACCCCAGCTGGGCAAGCTCCGAGCAGGACGCTATGATTTTGTCCAATAATCGCGCCGGCGCCACTTGAACCATAAGTGCCGAGATGAAGCGCGTACATAGATCCTGTCATAGACAAAAATGATACGGCGCCGGTGATGCCTGTAGCAATTCTGAATCCAAATTCGGCTCGGCCTGTTGATGAGTCCGGGACGCCAGTCAATTTTGTAAAATTGAAAGTTGTCGGTTCAGTGCATGCTAAAGGAATGTCAATTATTGTTTTTGATCTAACAGGCGATGTGAACCCTTGCATGATTTCTGAAGGTGTTCCCTGTCTGTAGAATACATTGTCTGGTTTAAAAAAGTCAGAATCCTCATTGAACGGTGTAAAGTTTTCTCCGGGTGTAAAAGCTATATGATTGTCGCTTAACCCAGACACTGTTCTACCATGCTGGACAACTATGCCTCCTGTTAAGTGAGGTGTTGCAATAATATTTCTTTCTGCATCTTTTGCAATTTTTGTGTGGGCCGGTAAAAGAAGCGGATAAGCTATGTTTCTTTGATCGTAAGAATCTATCTCAATTCCTCCAAGGGCCCACACTGGACCATTTTCATTATCAATTCTTTCCTGCTTGATTCTTATGTAAGAGCCTGAAAGTGTTGATGCACTGCCTGTAAGAAAATCCTGCCTTCCTAATACAACTTGTATTCTTTTTCTACTATTTTGTTCAAAACCTATCTCTTTGATCGATACCTTATCTCTATCTGCAAAATAATTAAAAAGTGTAAAAGGTGACAACTCTAAAACAGTCTTCCATAACACAAGATCAATTGATGCTTGAACTTTTAATGTTTCAAAAATTGTCGGTGCGTATAAGTTTAGGCCTTCCGGGTCAAGATTGTAAGGGCCGACTATAGCATCAAATCTCAAAGTAGGGCTTCTTAGTCTATTTTTTGTTCTAATCCACCTTCCGCCAGGGTCGATTGACGTATCTTTGCTACTTGTCAGCGGGCCTGAAAAACAAAGTGCGCCGTCTTTGGATGTTTCGCCGCCTTCACTAGCTACATAACTCTCTTCTTTGATTATAAGCTTCCCAGACGAAACCCAATAATCTTCATTGATTGCTGTTGAGTATGACGTGTAACCTGGTTTCTTATTTGTCAGAGTAAATGAATCTTCTATCTTATTATTATAAGGTATAGTTTTTGTATCATCAAAGTGTATTTTATAATTACCTGACCTGGAAAAGTCTCCCATTCTACGAACAGTGGGATACGATCCAGTTGCGCAGTCTCTTTCACCTATAATTAGTCTTGGCGGAATATTTAAATATCCAGAAGAACGCTTAGCAATGCCCTTATGAAGTGAGTAAAGTGCTCGGGCTTCTTCATGAGTGAGCTTTGAAGACCAGACTGCAGCTTCAGCGTACGGACCTATAACATCGCCGGTGGGTTCCTCGTTATCTGCGTTGCCTATTGCAAACTTTGCAGATGAGACTCCGGTCATCCCGTTGTAGGTGCCGTTTTTTTCATTTATGTCAGAATCAGCATAACCATTTAAGTATATTTTTAAGCCGCTTGCTAATGTTGATCCATCATAAGTAGCGCATATGTGATACCACGTATTTGATTTCATTGTTTGAGAGTGCCTAAACTCTATATAATTACTCCCCCAAGATGCGCCTGTATTTGTCAATTTAAATCTAGGCTGGCCATTGTCTAGAAAAAGGATCCACTCCCTATCGTTATTAGATGACCAGTCAAACTTACTGATAACATACTGGTCTGTTGTTGTTGCGTCTGTTGTCTTAATCCATACAGACACTGAAAAGGGTGAATCAGTATCTGAGGCGGCATTTCCAAAACTAAAGTTTGATGCAGTACCACTCTTGTCTTCTAATATATCATCTGAGAAAACAGAACTTTTTGACGGAAATGTTGTCGGCGCTCTTGGGCCTGCGGGTGAATCACCTGTAGGAGCCAAAGGTCTGTCGTCGGCGTCTTCTGGCTGAAGATCTCTACTGTTCCCAGAGAGATCTACTAGATTGCCGCTTGATGAAATGTCAGTACCAAATTGATACCATGCGTACAATGAACTAAAACTTTTATAGATATCCCCTTCTAGACTTGTCATTTCTGTCAGCAGGCTATAAGCTAATTTATTTGATCTTGTGACTCTAGGCATCTACACTCTCGTTAACTTTAACATATACGTATATTCCTACGCAGTTTCTATGATCTACTTGTTCCAATAAAAGCAATTGAATCTGTCCCTGGGTTAGTTATAACCTCATCTGCAAATGATACACCTGTAATCTTACTGTAATTTGGTGACATTATAAAACCACTATTTGAAGACCTGAATCTTGTTCCCATTTCTGGCGCAGTCAACTGCCTGCCTATTGAGCTTGTAAATGGTGTACTAGATCCTGATCTAAAGGCTGAATCTCCTCCGTTTGGTCCTATATTTGGTCCTAGCGTTGCTGAACCAGCTATTGGGCCTGTGCTTGCTGTCGCAGGAATATAGCTTATTATAGTGTTGCCAGTATTTCCGTTCATTCCAGGCAGTATAGATTGAGTTAATTGTGCATACACACCAATAGATGTATTACCTGATGATCCTAAAATTGTACCGTTGTGACCTGTAGAACTTGCTACTTGTGCTATGAATGCGGACGCCATAGTGGTTGCTGAAATACCATTGGACTGAACGCAAATTCCGGCAGGGACTACTTGTCCTGCTGTGTTAGTAAATGAGACATGTGTTGTACCATTAGAAGATGAATTAAAGTGATAAGATTTTACTGTTCCAAACGAATCAGTAATGACTACTGCACCTGTTGCATGCTGAGCAATTTCAAAAGCTGCAATTGCGGCTTCTTGCGGATATGTTGTTGTTTCAACAAAGTCTCTCAAGTGTCTATTGTATTGAAATTTTATATCTGGACCTTGCTCGCTAAACGGTGACATAACTCTTTGAGTATCTGAAACAAATCCTGGCAAAGCAAGTGATGCTGTTGCTATTGCATAACCTAGCTTATTTGAAAATGTTTCGTCTGTAAATAGTAAGTCTGCTGAGTCTTCAAAAAAGCTATGCTTTTTTTGAGTTAGTTCATACCTGTTTTCAATAGGTGAAGCCCCGAAACCAGTTTCAAAATAATTTTGATTTGTTAAGCTGGCCTTGAATCCTCTAACTTGAATATCACTAAAACCTGTATTTGCAAAACTTTCTTTTGACTCAAAAACTTCTATTGCACCATCTAAATTATCAGGATTGACAAATTGATTCATATCTCTTGTCAAGTCTGTTATTATCATATACTGAAGTGTATAGTCGCCCGCTTTAACTAAATCAACAGGATTTAATTTTCCTGGAAAATCTTCAAAAGGTATAAACTTTTTCTTATTTTCATCATAAGTTTTATAGTTTGTACTTTGTCCATATTCTATTTGTTGTACTCTGTAGTTAAATCGATTCTTTCTTGTTAAGAAGTCAGACCTATTGACTGTTATCTGTGGCAGCAAAGTCTTTGAAAACTGTCTTAGATTTTGAATATTTTTACCCTGTCGAAAAGAATCAAAGTGATCAACAACTGAACCTTCTGTAAAAACAGTCACTCTTCCAACTCTTGCGCCTCCAACTCCCGATGATTCCATCTGCTGGAAAGACGCAGTTATTCTATGAACAGACTGATTAAGTCTTAGCGTTGCTGCTGTATTTACAGAAGATGGTATTCTTAATAATCCTTCCCCGTCTCGAGATACAATATCAACAAATGTACCCCCAGGTCTATCTACAAACCATATATCATTTTGCAAATCTGTACTTTCTACAACGTTTGTAGCTGGTGAAGACATAATTAACCCCTAATACTTTTTAACTTTAGCAACAAACTGACTCAATAGCAAGTTGCCTCTATCTGAGCTTCTTGGTAACGCTTTTAAATATATTTCATCAAAAAGATACTTAAGCTTGTGTCTTTCTAAAACATGTGATTCATAAATAAAGTTTATTCCCATGAAGTTTGTAGATCTAGGTATCAAAGAAAAAACAAGATCAGTGAATGAATTATCAATCCATTTAAATATATTTCTAAATTTACCAAGATCTGTTTTTTCTAAAACATTATTAAAGTATACTTTTCTAAGTTGCTCTAAATCTTTATATGAAGCACCAAATAGATTATTTGGCCGGCCCAATGCGTCATCAAGTGCTGAAAAGTCTGAAAACATTCTCATTATATTTTCATTAAGGCCTTTTTGTAGTGACATGTCTATTGAAAATCTGTTATCATCTACGACCTCTTCATTTAAGGGTGTACTGTAAACTGGCGCTGTTGTTGCATATCCTGCTTCATCAAAAAGATCGTCATTTTGATAGCTTCTTACTCTAATTTTTGTTTTTGCAATATTTAAATCAAACTTATCTGACAACATCTCAAACATTACTTGTCTAGGTTTCATTACAGTTATACTTGGTTCGAATCCCGATCCCATAATGTGATTACTGTTTTGTGAAAAGTCAAATATTGTAATATTGCCTGAAGTGTCAGATCCTGTTGTTGATTGCTTGGGATCTGTCCTTAACCTTATTCTTTCAAAAGAGCCTGTTGTTGTTTCTGTAAAGTTATAATTTACTTTTGGATCTAGCACACCGTGAGAAAGTGGATTTTTTGCATGATTCTTCGATTCATTCTCTGTAAGTGCTTTTGACCAAAACTTAAATCCAGATACATGGCCGGTAAAACTTGATGACTGGAAGAGTGTATCTGAGAATGCAGATGCATTCAAGAATCTGCCTGCTGAGCCGCCTAGAAAAGACTGATAACCTATTGTTAAAAAAGAACCAGAAGTATTATATGCTGTTGTGACATTGTCAAAATTACTGTCTGAGGAGTTGACAAAGTGTGATGATGTATTGTGATAATGTATCATCTCTCCGTTTTCCTGTTTTATTGCTCTTAAAAAGTATGTGGATCTATTTTTTGATGCGTTATCATGTACATTTTGTCTACCAAAAGATACATGCCATTCATCTTTATCAAAAATATTTACCCCCGTTAAAAAAAGCTGGTTTACAATTCCAGCTGAGGCTGACCGCGAGTCTCTAATGAATAAAGATACTTTTTGATCTGATGCAACTAAGTTTGTTATAACTGCGCCTCTTGAAGCCGCTGTCCCAGAGCCTGTTGTGTTTAGCCTAACTAAACTCTCTTCTCTTCCTCGATAGTTATCCCAAGAGTATAGTCCCTCATATGTGAAAGAACCGCTTGTAAGAAGACCGTCACTTGCATCATTACTTATGCCGTGCATAAATTTGTCACTACTAGCAATCATCGTGCCGTCTATCAGAGGGTTTCCAACTTCAATTCTTGAAGCACTTAAAAAGCTTGATTTAAGCTTTGGGTTTTGTGATGTTGGAAAACCTTGATAGTCTAGCGGTGTTACTGCTGCGCCGATAGAACCTGAAAAATTAATAAAACCAAGCACATCAAGCTTTATTTCTCTTGAAGTTTCAAGAGATCTTGCTTTTGCACCGCCATACTCTCTAAATGTTAGAATATTATCAGGTTCAATACCGGCTGATCTAAATACACTTTTAATTGAGTCTATAGTACCTTTTGATGTTTTTAAGTGTGTGGCGTCTGATATAATTCTTCTCCAGACTAAGTTTTTTATTTGATTTAGTGACTGTACACCATTTTCATAGTCTTCAGTAAGATTTATTCCAGAAAGTAATTGAGAAAAGTTTGCATTTGCAAAAAGAGGTGGCAATAACAAATTTAATTGTCTTGCTCGCTCTTCGAGAAATACGTCTGGTGTTGTTTCAAGCTCTTCGTAGTCTGTGTGCTTTATTGCAGTTACAGCATCTATTAGAAGCTTAAGTTCGTCAAAAAGTTTCGCCCAAGATAGTAAAAACTTAACCATGAGTGCAGCACTTGGTATTTCTGAGGTTTGTTTATTAGGAAAATTATTTGTAACTGTTGTAAATTTATCGCTTAAATTTCCTAGTACTTTTGTAAATCCTTCTTCGTCGTTTGCTTCCAAAAAATAGTGAGGAGGAACTAATTTAGTTATTAAGTTAGGATTTACTGAATCATACATACTTGCTGACGCAAACAAAGTGGTGTTTAATGTAGTTACGTTTGCAAAGTCTGGAAAGAGTATTGGAGATCTTTCAATTAATTCATTTTTTACAGGTACATCAGAACCAGTTACTCTTGTGTGCGTGTCGATATAGTTGTGAATTTTTGAGTGCAAACCAGACTTTGAACTATCTAGAACCATCTTTTTACCCCTAAAGGTACCGTTTGGTTCGTTGAACTTAAAGTAAAGTTTTAAATCGTCAGAAGAATAAATTGTTTCGTAACGCGTGTCTTCTATATCTTTAATGTTTATTGCTTTGTGTTCATACCGTAATTCGTCTATCGATCCTGAAAAAGTCTCTTTTTGATCAAATAATACATTGTTTAATCTTACTTGGCTGCCCGTGCCTATTGTAAAGTCTGCTGCATCATAATAAAGATTATCAAAAAAAGTTGTCATACTTGAAGATACAAATGTATCGCCCACACAGATTTTTGTCTTTCCGTCGCCATCTGGGTCGTAAACTACTGATACATTAGTAAACGATCCTTTTCTAATAGAACTAGTAACAAATGAATATTGCGATCCTGATGTTATTCCAAATACTAGGCTAGCTTTCTCCGTAGAACTTGACTCAGAAAGTATCAAGGTAAAGTTATTTGCAAGTGTTCCTCTTTTTTGAAAAATAACTTGATTGTCATTTGCAATTGCAGGAAGCTTGCAATGAAAACTTATTGAGAATGGGCTAGTTTTTGGATCAAGTACTGCTCTTGCTGTTATTTTAGAAGAAAGTTCTTTGTACATTGTACCTTCACTATCTAGAACAGTAATTGAAGTTCCTGTACCACCCACTTCTCCCGTCTTTGTACCTGAAAAATTTAAATAGCCTATGTTTTTAGGAAAATTATCAAGTACGTATTTTTCATATCCAGTTAAATTATCTTCATATTTTTCAAATTCTTTTTTAGTTCCATCTATCGGATAGAAGTTAACTATTTTATCCATTGCTTCGTTTACTTTTGCAACTGCTGAATGGAAAAAAGTATGATTTTGAAATTTTGAAAAATCTGTTCTAAGTTGTTGCGTAGATACAAGAACTTTTTTATCTCCGTATCTATAAGAGCTAGAACTTTGAATATCTGTGTCTTTTAACAGCATATTATTTTTATTAATATTCTGTGCAGGCTTTAAGAATTGATCTGCAGATATATCGTCACTATTTCTAAATTTAGGTTTAAAAAGTGTAGAAGGAATACTTCTATCTAAAAGTTTCTTTTTTCCCATCACTCAACCCTAAATTTTGACGCGGCGTCTGTGATAACTGTATCAAATCCATTTTTCTTAATTAAAAAATCAAAAACGTATGTTCGACCTATTGGTAAAGAATCGACATAAAATTCAAAATACATGCCGCCAGAGTCTGTTGACAGCCTTGTTGAATTATACTTTGTATCAAAATTAATCAATATGTCACCTGATTTAAAGTCTCTTACTCGATAGAACATTTGATGATAGACTTGTGATTTTTTCTCATATGGTAATTTTTTAAATTTAATATCTCGTTCTCTATCTTCAGAGAATACTCTTAATTTAATAACGTCACCTGTCTTATATGACTCTCTTAAGTTTGTAACAGTTACTAGTAGATTTTGATGAAAGTTGTCAAATGCAGTCCGCTTATTAGGTTTTACAATTAATGAAGATGACAAGTAAGTAATTGTCTCTGCTGAATTTGACCAAACCTGATCGAATGTTACACTGCCGGATGCAAGTATGTGCGATCGCAAGTCTGTCTCAAAACTACTTATTGCAAATGATGAAGAGTAAAGTCCTGTTATTTTGTTATCACCCCTTAAAGCTTGTGAAACATTAAATGTTTTCTTAAAACTGCCCGTTGTTAACTTTAATACCATTACATTTCCACCAGTCAACTCTGTGCCGCCAAGCCCAGTTCTTATATTTGATGTACTGTCAAAAGAAAAATTATTTAAGTAAAGTGATCCTGTACTATCAAAAATAAAGTCTTCATGATTATCATGTATACTGTCGTCATACTTAACAATAATTTTTGGTCTTATTGCTGTATTCGCAGAATTTCTAGACGCAAATCGCTTAACAAAGTAAGTATTTCTGTCTGTTTCATACGATCCAGAAAATGCTACAAGTAGCCCTAAGTCAGGAATTTGCCCAGAGACAGTTCCTGATATTATTTTAGTAATGTTAATTTCTAAATCTTCTGTTCCGTTTTCAAAATACTGAATTGGGCTCAGTGACGTTAAAGCGCTGCCCGCAGGGCCTGCAATTGTGCCGCTTGATATCACATCAATATTGTTTTCATTTAGTGTCCCGGAAGCCATGGCGCCGGGTAAGTTCCATTTTGACAGAATACCATTTTTATATGATGCAGTTATAAAATTAACTACGTCTAAGTCTTGAAACATTTTAACATCGTATCCAGAGCCTTCATCAAAAGATTTAGAAAGAGGAAACACAATTATGTTAAATTTATCTGGTGTTGTCTGTCCGCCATAAACATCGTGTAATTTTAAATTGCAAATAAAATTGCTGCTGTTCATATCAATCTTTCCGGCAGCTTGCATTCTATTAATAGCACTTAAGTCAAACTTCAGCAAGATTCTAGAAATTTCTTTAACAGATCCCGTTACTTTTGTTGAACCAGATACCCACGTTGACTCTTCATAAAGCTTAAAAAGATCAAGAGTACCTGCTTGTCCTACGTTTGCGTCGGTTGCTCTAAAGTTATTATTGATCACTTTATTAGTTATGTATGTATCTTTAGAAGCAGATAAAATTCTATGCATTACGAAATCCTTCCTATGATATCTTGATCAGGATACTTTAGTTCAAAAATTCCGCCTCGAGGTGGAAATAGATAGCCTCTATCGATGAACCTTCTTGGACTAAAAGCAAAGCCTGAATATACGTTACCATCCTGCACACCAAACCTGCCAAAGAATCTAAGTGAAATTATATTAACTACATCTTGAGTGTTTAATATCATATTTTCAAGATCACCCATACTTATTGGTTGATCTATGTGAAAATTCTTCAACTCTGTATATTTAGCAAGTTTTTTATTTATTGAAGCTAGTACTACGTCTGAATTAGCAGTTGGATCTATTGTAACTTTGTATCTTATTCCTATGTTGATAATTTTTGCATCGAGCATGTCTACAGCATCTGATATTAATCTAAACTTGCTCAGATACCTTGACAAGCTTTGCTTAAGTGTGTCTGAAGACATTGTTAAATTTCCCAAGTTGTTTCTAGATACTACATAAAGCTCTGCTGCTTGTGGATTGTTTGGATTGTCTCTTACAGCAACTCTAAAAACTCTACCAAAGTTTGCAGGCATTGAATATACTCTTGCAATTAAATCTTCCCTTGTTACAACTCTGTTTTGCGCGTTTTTATTAAACAAAGCTATTCCCCTCAATTCTTCAATCGATGGTTCATCTTCACCGCCGGCAGCAGGTGAAGTATTAAGTATCCCCATAGATGCTCTAATACTAGTTGCAATTGAAGTAGGCACTGAAGATTTAAAATTAGTTATTAACGTTCTTACTCCATTTATTTGAGATACGTCTACATTATGACTCAATCCCCCGCCATGGCGATATCTCACTGTTAAGGTTGTATTTGTTGGGCTTATCCCTAATGTCTGTGTTGTAAGAAAACTATTTGGATCGATTGTTATCTTGTTTAATGTTTTCTTATCACCAAACAGCCTTATAGCGTGGTCTGAGGGATCTGGAATAATGTCTTCATCAAAAACATTTTCATTTCCTGACCCAAATCTTAATGATGTTAGGCCGCTTGTTGCATCCCTATTTCTCATAAAACGCTTAGGGGCATGCGCAAGCTTAAGACGCTCAGGAGACTGTTCTGAGTCACCTCTTGAATTTACCATTCTTTGAAATACTGTACTTTGAGTCAAGGATTCGACTTCGTAGTACTCGTCACCGTCAGAGTCCTTTACACTAATAATCTCATGAATATTCTGGCTCGATAATGTTATAGATCTAAATGGTTTAAATGTACTGCCCATAGGGACAACTTGTGTATCTGACTTTGCTGATGTTACAAATCCTGGTAATGTTAATAAAAAGTCTACCGGGCGATTATTTGATGTTCTGTTTATTTCAATTGTTGCTTTGATATCACCGTTTATGTCAGTCGCTGTAAAGTCAATATCATCAAGTAAATAAAAGTCTATGCCCGGTGTAGATGTAAAAACAGACTCCCTTTTTATAACAGGTAGATAGCTTTTGTTTGGTAAGTACTCACCCGTTATTGACGTTGATGGCACTATTATTGTTACTCTTATTGGTGCAATTGCTGCTGAAGCACCTCTAATTTCGACTCCTGCCTCTCTAACAAACCTTTGTATATTCTCTATTTCTACTGCGCGCTCGAGAGAATTTTCATTAAATTGATGATCTAAATAATATGCCATGCTGTCACCAACATATGCTGCTAAATCCATTAGTAGGCCGGCCATAGAACTATCGCTAGTGTCTACAATGACATTTGGAAAATGAACTGCTGCATATCTTCTTAAGTCTTGGCGAAGACTTTCAAAGTCTTTATTTGAATAATTCACTTCTTTGTGAACCCTTACTTCTTTTTTAATATTTCTTGCCAACTTATCCTCCTGGAACCAGTATTACGTCTACAGCCAAATTTGCTATTCGTAGCGAGGGAACGCCAAAAACTACCCTAAGTTTTACTTTTGCCATTGATTTTTTGTTTATTTCAGCAATTTCACTTCTATCAACATCTAAAATTATTATATTCTCAATGTGGACTGCTGAAAAATATATTGCTGCGCCTTCTATTATATTTTTTGTAGCTGCTTGAATAAAATCTTCTCTAGACGTAAAGTCAAATAATAGCGGGTAAAGATTTGCGCCAAATTGAGGTAAACCCAGTCTTTCGCCGGCATTTGTCATAATAAAGTTTTTCATATTATCTTTAAGTTGAACTTGTGCGTCTGTTGTCATATCAAAAAATGTTCTGCCCGTTTTGTTTGACACGGGTGTTTTAATACCTATGTCTTGTGTTAGCGTAATTCGCTCAGCGCGCTTGTTCTGCCTGTCCGTACGTCTTGTGCCAGAACTTTTAAATTTAAATAAATCACTGCCCATAACATTTTCCTGTTAATAAATATCACTCTTTTTAAAAAGTGGCTTGTTTATAAATTAAAGTATTTATAAACCCGGAAGACCTATCAAGCCTAGTAAGACAGCTGCAAAAGTTACTATGAGCCCAGGACCTACAAGAAAGCCTATTATTGATACTACAATTGCTGCGACGACATCTTTAATCCAGACAATTACGCAAGCAATTAATATGACACACTGTTTAAGAAACTCAAAGACCGCCATGAAGAGCTCTAAAATTGTCTCAAATAAAAATTCTATTATCCACATAATAAAACCAGGAATTCCTTTCAAGAGCTCTGCTGCTAAATCAAAAGAAGGCGTCATGAAGCTGATTAAGAGACCTGGGATTTTTTCAAATACTGCAATAAGTTTCCACAAAAGACCGTTAAACTCTGGTGGGCCAAACAAGGGTTCTAAATCTAGGCCTGGTATTGGTATTTCAAAATCCAGACTGGGGAGCTCTGGAATGTTAAAGCCGCAATGATTTGAAAGTTTTTCTTTTACTGTGTCTTCATCTAAAGTGGAATCAATATCAACGAAAGCTTTTGCAAGCTTATCGTTTTCGCATATAGCAAAGCCTGCAAATGCAGGAATAAGATCGGGTGTTGCAAGTGCAGGCAAATTTGTCTCCAACCACTCTGGGATTGGATCTATCCCAAGATCAGTCAGTATTGCAATTATTTTCGGTGCTGGAATTGGAAAAGTCGGATCAATAACACCAAAAGGGTTTAGTGCACCGGCCATTGGAATTACATCGAGCGCTGCCATTGTACTAGAATGAAAGGCATTCCAAAATACTGCTTGCTGTGTAGCAAATTCTAAATTATCAGCTTTTTGATCAAGACTTTCTTCAGTATACCATACAGGAAACTCTGCAGCTGGACCAACTGCCGCGATACCAGGAACGCCTAAAGAAGCACTATCGCCATCTGTCCTTAGTGCTTCTTGTACCCTTTCTGTAAATATATTACTTTCTGGATCTATCAATTCCAAGTAAGTAAGAGTTCCCATAGCATTACCTCATTATAACTTTCTTAGCGTATCTAGTTGATGTCATTGGAGGTGGCTTGCCTGGGTAATGGAAAGGCACACCCCCAATAAACTCTTCCAATTCTCCGGAAGTTGAAGTAAAACATGCCTCAGGTGTAAATCCGTGGAAAGGATTAGTCGGTACACCAATTCCTGTACCTAGCGGGTTGCCGCGACCATCGCCGTCGGCTTCATCGCCTGACCCTACCCCAATTGATGCGCCGCCGCCGGCTGGTACACCACCCACAGGAATTGTTCCTTTTGCGCCGGCATCGGTTGCACCAAAATCTGCACCGCAGTGGACAAACCCTGCATCGGGAATTAATTTAATGTGTCCGGGGGCGTATAGGATAATATCACCTCCGGCAGTAAGTGTTATTTTTGCACCATTGCCTCGGGTTGCGTCCCCTGTACCAGTTCCTGCAGCCAGAACAATAGAACCATCTTGTGAAATTTGTATTAATCCCTGGCAGTTAATTTGCTGAATTTTAACTGACTCGGTACCGATAACACGTGTATTTGGTCCTATAACGACAGTTGACCCGAAGTTTCCTAAGCTTAGCAAGTCTTCAGGAATGCCCTTTCCTGTACCCCAAGCGGGCATGCCTCCACCTGTATGAGGTTCTAAGAGAAGAAGCTTGTCAATATTTTTTAAATTTGACATATAAATTCGACCAATAACATTGTAGATATCACTATCTTCTAGTTCTGTTACAAAAAGGTTATCTGCTCGATCTTTGTTTAACTCTCTTGTTTTATCAACTTCAAAATGCTCTAGCCTTTTTCCTGTTCCTGTTCTTTTTCCTTTAACAGCACCTAATCCGTATCCTAACCCTGCATGTCCAGTCCCAGGCTCAGATGCTACTACATTAGCATCAGTAGCTCTTGCAGCCGGGACAAGTGTATTTCTTATATCAAAAATTTCTCTTGACTTTCTAAATAAACAAATATCAATTGCAGGTCCCAAAGGACCTCTTGATGAAATTGTGTCCGCTGCAGAACTGTGAGGAGTCATGTCAGTAGGATCTAGTCCTGAATCTTCAAAGCTTCCTCCGCCTCTTACAGAAAGCCTAGCAGTTTGAAACTTTTCAGTTCCCAACATTATATGAGAATTATTCGAGCCTTGAATTAACAAGTCTCCGCAACGCTTTGCTTGTCTAGGTACTACTTCGCCAGTAAACTCTTCTCTATAAGCCACCGACCCCTGGTGAATCCTATCAAATTCTTCCATTGAAAATGAATTGCCGGCAGCGGCAGGTCCAAAATTATTTACTGTATGTATATTTTCATCTTTCAGTGGCGCGCCAGGTGAGCCGGGGGCGTGCAATGAAGTAAGAGCATTTGAAACTTCTCTTTCTCTTTCATGATGAGTAATATTTAAATCGTCAACTTGTCTAATTGCAGGCTTCCTACACATCCAATAATAATTTGCATCAGCAACGGTTGAACTTTCTTTCATAATCCAGATATGTTCGCCAGGCTTCAAAGGTAATGATAAGTGAGGTGGGAAAAAGGGATAGCATAACACAGGTTTTGATGCTGTTGTGCCGTCTACGTCATCAGAAAGAAATGCTATGCAAGAATTTAAAGGCATGACATCTGTTGCTGATGAGTTGATATAAAGTGTCTGAAGTGGTGTTCCAGACACTTCGTCTTTTTTTGCTCTTCCTGATAAAACATCACCTACTAAAATGTCTACTTGAGAAGAAGCCGGGTCAAGTGGATCAACTAACATTTTTGCTTGTGCGCCCGCTACATAAAAAGGTCTTTTAAGATAGTTATCTGGGTTTGATATTACTTCGAGTACAACGCCTGTATGTGTTTCTGTTCCTGAACTAGCTTCTGACTTGAGTGTTCCAATTACGCGCTGTAAATCTAATAAATCTTCTTTATCAATAACATCTGGATTTTCAATTGCTTTTTTTATCTTTTTAAAACTCATGAATTTATCTCACTAAAAATATCATCAGATGATATGGTTTCATCTTCTTGCTCTTTTGAAACAAGCTCTGCGAGCTTCAGTACCTGGTCATTTGATTTTGCCATTCTTTCAAGGTACTTCGAGACTATTGTTCCATATGTTTGATGATTTGTTAAGTTTCCTTGAATTTGTAAAAGTAAATCATCTACAAGAATAGAAGCACTAACTCTATCATCAATTGCATTTCTATAAGCTTCTTTCCAAAGCAATTTCTTTTTATCTTTTGTGGTCTCTAGAGAGTCTAACAGGTCTGCAAAATCTTTTATTTTCTCTTCAGAAGTCTTTTTTTTAGTCATAAAATTACCCAAATAGCAAAAACATATCGTCAGACTTAACTATATCGCGATAATGTTTTCTTATACTAGACAGTGAAACACTTAATTGTTTTGGATTAAGCCCTGAAATCTCTCTCAAATAAACAAAAATTGCTCTTTTGTTTAAAAAGTCTAAATCATCAATATTTTCAAAAAGAGTAATGACAGAATTTATGCATAATTTTTCATTTTCATTATTAACCCTAACCTTTATCTTTCCTAAAATTTCCTTAAGCAGCTCTTTATCTTCTTCTCTTATTAGAATTGAATCTTGGGCCGGAATCATTTTATATTTTTCGACCATATCTTTTTCAACGCTATTTAATTGAGAAATATCTTCTAAAGAAACATTTCTTATTTTTCGCTTTGTTGTCTTTTTGCTTTTCATCAATAAATGATTCTTAGCACAAACATTAAAGTAAGAGAATGCTTTTGAGCCTCTTTCAGCATCAAATTTTTCCAATGTCTCATATAAAAAAGACACACAATCTAACTTTAATACTTTAAAATGTTCTGGATCTCTTGAAAAGCGATAAATGTAAATAAGATTTTCAGCAAGCTTTTCAAATGATCTTTTTATTGTATTGTCATAAATTAGATGCTTTTCTTTTATACAATTTGACAATTGATACTCAACTATCGCTTTGTGAGCAGCCTTACCAAAGTAAGGTTCTTTTTTTATAATTTTCTTCTTAATTTTTTTCTGCAACTTCACCCTTCAACCCTATGTCTCTTGTAAGTTTGTTAGCAACTACAACAACAGCATTTTGACAATCTTTAATATCAGAAATTACTTTTCTTACTTCAATAGAGTCAAAAAAAACAGGAGTTTCTAATACTGCTCCCATAGTTCTGTATTTTGTATCTAACAATTCAACGCACTCGTCAATGGCTTCCTCAACTTCAAGTAGAAGTAGTGAAAACTTAATTAATTTCCATGTCACAACTGAACAAAACGCAAACAAGACTATTATACAAAGAATAAGTATTTCTGATAAACCCATTTTTATACCTCTTGTAATACTTTATCGTAAAGTTGTGTTATTGATTTTTTAGAAAACTTCTTTCTAACCTTCTTTTTTAATTCTGCAGATTTTTTTAAACAATTTTCTCTGCCTTTTAAAAGTTTTAATATACCTTCTTGGAAGCTTTCTTTTCTTGGCTCTGCCCATTGTGCATTTGTAACAAATATTCTCCCGTCTACTCGAGAATCGCTTATTTTAACTAAGTCATAATCAACTTTTATAAATTTCTTATCTAAAAAGTCTAAGTGACCTGACCAGTTTGTTGCCACAACAGGCACTCCTGCTGCTGCTGCATCAACAAGAGGTAGACCATACCCTTCGCCTCTTGTTGCTGAAATGTAACCAACTATAGACTTGTGAGCAAAGAGTGCGGCAATCTCTTTGTCAGTCATGTGCCCGTGGATTAAGTGTACTCTTGGAAAGGGTCCTTGTCTAAAAGTATTAATTATTTTATTAAAAAAGTCTAAAGTAATACTTCTGTCTTCTGAAGTTGATTTTCCAACACAAACCTTTGCAATAATTCCAACGTCTGGATTGTCCTTGAATGCTTCAAGGGTCCAAGCAATTGTATTGACCAAATTCTTTCTATCATCTTCGACGTTTTGAGATGTTAAAGTCCCAACAAGCAGTAAGTTTTTCTGTGTAGTAAAATTATATCTACTATCGTAACAAGATTCAAGCTCTTGCTTATTTAGCAAAGCTTGATTAAACCATTCTGGAACAACTGATATTGGAGTTTTTGCACTAATAAATTTTGCTGTATCTTTGATTACATTTTTTGTAAACGTAGATGGAACTATAATATGATCCATCTCATTTATTTTTTTAATCCACTCAAGATTACATATGTCTGTCTCAACAAGCGCCGTAACACCAACATTCTTCTTAGCTATTTTACTATCCCACTCATCTGGAAGTTGAACTTGGAATGATAAATCAAAGTCTATCGTTGACAGGTCTGAAAGTGATCGTGATACTATTCTGCCAAATAGCCCTTCTTCTGTTTCAGTATTAACTACCCATGACGTTAAACCCCAATGAAGACATTCAACATATAGTTCTATGTCTTCTTTTTCTTCAAGCCACATGTATATCTGTCTAGAATGCACTCCATAACCACTATTTGTTAGTAATGGTGCTCTTAATAAAACTTTTTTCATTTAAACCTCAAAGACTAATATTGTCCCAATTTTTTCTTGTCTTAAATGCTTCTATAGAAGAAAGCATACTTTCATGCCACAAATCTATTGTTTTTTGATATGAAAATTCTTCTGCTACGTAGCTAAGCACTTTTTTACTTAATTCTTCCTTAAACTCTTTGACTTTAGATTTTTCATAAAAATCAAGTATGGCTGATGATGCCGTTTCGTTGGATACATAATCTTCATATATATAAGGAACAGACTGACTGCCTACTAAAGTTTTGCATTCTATAGGAAGTGCAACACCATTATGTGACCCATCTCTATGATCGACTACCTGCCTTGTTAAACCACCCGTACAGGGTGCTATTATCGGTGTACCTGTCATCATTGATTCCAAAGTTGAAAGCCCAAACCCTTCAGCATATGACAAACTATAACAAAAATCACTTATATTATAAAGTGTGTTCATTTGATCAAAGTCAACTCTATCTCTAGAGAAAAATACACTGTCTCCCAAGTTTAAGTTTTCTGCCACTGCAAATAAGTTTGGACCTTCTTGATCTAGAGGCTCTGTATGCATGACTAAAGTTGCATTTCTATGACCTTCTTTTTCATAAAGCTTATCTAAGAACATTTTCCAAGATAGAAGGACATCTGCTGGGCGTTTTCTTTTAGCATTTCTATTTACCCAAATGGCTACAAAGTTATCTTTTTTATCTTTACCTAATAGTACTGCTTTATTACTTGCCCTTGCTTCTTCTGTCATTCTAAAGTAGTGGTTATCTGGGATTGCATGTGGAATAAAATTAACCTTGTCAGAATGTGTGCCTTCTTCATTAATCATAGTATAAGTCATATGAGAGTGGCAATTAATTGTATCAGTCGATTGATAGAAGTTATTATTAAATTTAGGATATGGGTAATTATCCCAAACATGCCACCATACTATAGGACAAACTTGATGAATTTCATCTTCTATTTTAAAAAGCCATGTAAAAAATCTTGGGTCTGTAAAGATAAAAAGCACGTCAGGTTTTTCAGAAATCAAAGTTTGTCTAATAAGATTTTCGTCTCCAAAACCATCGATAGGCTTGATTATAAAATCACTATTTACAACAATAGTGTTATAATCATTGTGCTTTAATGCTGCACCAAACTGTCTAAATGACCAGCTGCCTTTAGCCAAAAGCCCTTCTATTAAATGTCTAGTTTGTGTTCCAACACCACTAGTTGAAAGTGCGTGGTCTGACAAAACTAAAACTTTAAACTTTCCGTCTTCAGTCATGAATTTGCTCCTAGAAACGTATTATATACATGTAAAAAATAATTTAAAATTGAATTATTATGTGCAGTACTCAGTGTCTTGATACGTGCAAAACTTACAAGAATTTCTATTTTTTAAAAACATTCCATTAGAAACAGATGTTATCATATTATTCATTAGTTTTATGCCCTTTTCTAGTGTCTTGGGTCCGACAGAAACTGGGACAATATCAACAATATTACCAATCTTTCCACCACGTTTAAGAAGAATAAAAGCACAGCGAATATCTTTAAGCTCAATGCTATATTTCTTTGAATAAAAATATTTATACAGAACTAGCTGAGCCTGAAGTTTGAAATCTTGTTTTTTATCTCTTCGCCAGCCGTACGCTCCTGCTGTCTTCCAGTCAAGAATCCAGTAACTGTATCCCTCGCCTCGTTTTTTTGGAACCTTAATAATAGCATCAACAAATCCTTTAAATTTTACAGGTTTACCTTCGATCTCTTCATAAAGATATTCTTCTGCCTTTACTGTTTCCCATCCCGGAAACTCTTTATCAAGATAGCTGGGGACTTCGGCCCACATATTCTCGGCCCATTCACACCATTTCTCTACGCCGACATTAGATGATTTTTTATACCACCCGGGTTGTTTTGCAACCCATTCAGGATCATCAAATCCGTGCTTTTTAAAATCATTCCTGATATCATTTAGTAACTTATCTTTATTTAGATCTTTTCCTTCTAACATATTTTCGCAGCCCTCATGTACTGCAGTTCCAAAACCAAGATATGGTGATGGCTCAAACATATCAATTTTGTCTATTTTTGCTAGCTTGTGTCGCCATGAGCATTCTGCCCATTCTTTTATCTCAGAAAAAGAAACATGCTTTTTGCCAGTTGGAAAATCTTTCATTTTTAGTCCTCTTTAAATCTTACTACAAAATAGTATTTTTTTTAAAATCTAATAAGAATTTATAAAATATTCTAGCGAACTAGAAGAGGGGCGCCAGTTCAAGTCTTTCAATGTTGTTTTGATGTCTGCTAATGTTTCACGAACTTCAGCAGGTCTTTTTTCAATAAGCTTAAGTTTGTCCCCTATCATTTCTGCAACTTCAATTATCGAATAGTTTTTTCCTGTACCAATATTATAAATGTTGTATGGGATAAGCTTTGCATCAGCATTCATTGCACAAATATTTGCACTCACTACATCATCTATGAATGTAAAATCTCGACGTTGTAGGCCGTCTCCCACAATTGTCATTTCTTTGCCTGCAGCATGCTGTCTTTTAAATAGGCCTATTACTGGAGCATAGACGCCTCTAACTGGTTCTCTAGGACCAAAAACATTAAAGTATCTTAGTACTATGCATGGAAGATTATACATCTGATTATAGAGTTTACATACTTGCTCTCCCATCCATTTTGACATTGAATATGGATTTAAGCAATCTGTTGGCATATTTGGTTGGAATGGGATTGTATTCTGTTGGCCATACAGCGAAGACGTGCTAGAATATACTACTCTCTTTGCAGAGTTCAACCGAGACCATTCTAGCACCCTCTGCGTACCAACTACGTTAACTTCAAAACATTCACTTGGTTCTTTTATTGTAGGTTGTATTCTACTTCTTGCTGCTAAATGAAAAACACATTCAACATTAATAAAGCAGTCTGAGCAATCGTCTTTAGCTATGTCTTTTTTGTAATATGTGGCTTTTTCATTAAAATAAAATTTTTCATTTTCGTTTGCTGATAAATCATCAATAACTCTTACTTCATGACCTAGTTCGACAAGTTTGTCAACAACGTGACTTCCTATAAATCCGCACCCTCCTGTTACTAATGCTATCATCCTACTTTCCGCTCCTAATTTTAGCTTTCATCTTGTTTTGACACGGCGCCGGGTATATCAAACCAGTCTAAGTCTTTTCTAACTTCTTCGTTCTTTTTCCATGCACCTTTCATAACAACAGGCTTGACCCCTAATGATTCGGCCTTCTTAATCATTGCGTTTAAGTCTTTTGGAAAGCATTTACCACCGAAACCAAAATCACCATCGTGACCTGGAACATCAATGTGAGAATTTCCTATCCTTCCATCTGTAATTAGTCCCTCAACAGCTGTGTTCCAGTCTCCGTTTATCGCTTCACATACTTGATACATCTCGTTCATAAAAGAAACTTTTGTGGCGAAGAAGCAATTGGCCATATATTTTATTAGCTGTGCTGTTCCAAAGTCTGTTTTGATGATCTTTGTATACGGGAATCTTAGTCTATACAAAGCTTCTACAACTTGCAGAGCTTCTGGTTTATTACTGCCTAGAACAATTCTTGAAGTATTGATAAAGTCTAGACGTGCTTTTCTTTCTGTTAAAAACTCTGGATTGAATACAAAGTTCATATCTGGATATTCTTTTGCAATTGATTCAACTGTTCCAGGTACTACTGTTGATTTTATAACAATAACTTTATTTTTTGCATTTTCATATTTCGTTAGTTCACTCGTAACATTTTTAACAATTGATAAATCGCATTCTCCAGACTCAAACATTGGTGTCGGAACACAAATAAAAATTACATCAGCTTCATTTGCCAGATCTTCTAAAGAGTGTGTTGATCTCTTTGGATTGCTGTCATATATTATTACGTCGTCGACGTGAAGTATGAACCCATGAAGTATTGCAGAGCCTACAAACCCGTTTCCTACTATTCCTAATTTCATCTTAACTATCCTTTCTTGTTTTCTAAACCTTTATTGATATGCTTATAAAGGTTTAAATAATGTTCATAAAGTGATTCTATTTGATCACTTGAAATTTTATGAAATCCTTCGTCTAAAAACTTAAAGTCAATATGATCCATTGTATTTTTGCTTTCATGTTTAAGAGCAAAATACTTTGCCTGATTTATCGCATTTTGATATACTTCAGGCAGAGATTTCAAGTGTGACTCATCATAGTATCCTTTATGACCTCTGTAAATTCTGTTTAAGTAGGCATTACATACTTTGCTAGGATACTGTTCATACTCATGAAGATTTGTTAAAGTTTTTACACTGAGAAACTTTTTACTATCTGTCGGGGCTACTTTTGCAACAAAGTGTGATTCAGGTTTTTGACTATTTGGCATCAATTCATTATCATTATCTAGCATTTCTAGTATGCTTCTAGAAAAAACATGCGGTGTCGCCCCTCTCAACTTGTTCATAAAGTAGTCAAAACAAAGTCCTTCTACACACATAGCATCATTATTCTGATAATATTTTAGAATTAAGTCAAATATCCCGTCAAAAACAAGCCTGTCAGCATCAGTTCTTATAAAACAATCACAATCACTCTCAACAGCAATTTTAGCAAAATTTAAAAATTTATCACGAAAGCCATCAGTACCTTGCAAAGTAATGACATTCTTAAAACCCAGTCTTTCAAAACAATAATTACTTAATTCTACTGTCCGTTCTTCAACAGCAAAATTAACAATCATTATCTTATTAAAATCTAAATTTTTCATTTCTAGACCTTGAGACTACGAAGGGGAGAGCCAGATAATCTATCTTTTTCGTCTCTAATTGCTGGGCAGTGATTGCCTGTTCTGTGAATAAGATCATAAAAAATCATCAAAATTGATACTTCAACTGTGTGAAAATATTTGCACCTTATTGGCAATTCATCAATTTCTTTCTTTAAATTTTCAGACTCCTCCCCGCTTATTAAAAATGTTGACATCTTTTTACTATCAGCCCAGTGTAGTGCATTAATAACATTTGAAGAGTTTCCTGAGCATGAAAGGCCCACTACTAAACATTCACTGGGATCTTCAATTTCAGCAACTGTCGCTAACCATCTTACAAAAACTTGCTCGAACCCGTGATCGTTTGAATTTGATGTGATAAATCCTACACTATCAAATGAGTATACAACTTTGTCAGGTATCAGTCTAGATAAGTCTGTCGCCATATGACTAGCAACAAAATGAAGACCTCCATTCCCTATTAAGAATATTCGCTTTGCTTTGTTTACTTTATTAACTAAAATTTCATATTCGTCTGTTGCTGACGCTTCTTTGCATTTTGTTTCTATGTCTTCAAAATCAATTTCCATTTTTATCCCTTAGAGTATTATGGGTCTTATGCTCTTTACACATTTGTCACATGGGCTAATGGCTGATCTTTTGCCTTTTGCTAATAACATTGTTGCATTAATCATTTCTGGACCATACCATATCTCCGATAGTGTATTTTTATTAACATTACCTAGTGAGTGTTGAACTAGTGCATCTTCACAGCAAATAGGTATCTCACCGTCGTATCTTATATTCATCTTTGCATGAATTTTTGCGCAATTTGCGCTGAGAGGTACTTTACTATCTAAGTGTGCTCCATTCATAAACTTATCTTTACGATCTACAGTACCAGCCCTATTCCCAAAGTTAAAATATTCTCCTACTAGTCTATACCTATGTTTTGAAATTTTCAAGTCTGCAAGATAATCTTCCCACCAAGACATGAGCTTTTTTCTGCCCTCCAGATCTCTATAATCGTATAGTGATATATTAGTGAATGATACACGTTTAAAAAATTCATGAGCATAGTCTTTGTCTTTTTTGATTGTATCACCGTTTGTTACAATTTCTGTTTTGCAGCCGGTGTTTAATGTAAATTCTAAAAATTTAAAAAGGCGGTCGTCCATAGTAGGTTCATTATAAAAATCAAACCCTACAGCTGCATTAAAGCCTTGAGAGACATTTTGATCTAAAATTGAATAAACTAACTCATCTTTCATTAGTTTGTATACTAGCTTTTTTTTGTTATTTTTATCAACTTTCCATCTTGTATCATCTTTGTCTCTTGGGCAAAACTGGCACCTTCTATTACAGTCAGAATTTATTTCAATTCTTAAGTTTTTAAATTTAGGTATCTTCATTTTTGTTTCCGAGCCAGCTTTTAATATTTTTTTCTAGAATTCCATTTAATCTTACGTTGCTTATTTTTGTTTTAAATGGTGACCCGTTTGAATCTAAAAGAATACATGTTAAATTATCATTATCTGTATTCTTTTTATCTTTTGATAAACACTTTAAGTATCTTGTTGTATCAAAGCTTTTTAAAAAATAGTCTACGTGGTGTTGATTATTTTCTACAAAAAAGTTAACACTATTATTGATTTCTTTGATTTTTTCTTTGTCTACTAAGTTTAAATGTTCAGAGATACTGTTTGCTATTTTAATCCCGATACCGACTGAGATTCCGTGAGGTACATTGAAACTAGTTATAGACTCGATTGCGTGACCAAATGTATGGCCGTAGTTCATAACGTTTCTTTCACCTTTGTCAAATTCATCTTTTTCAATAATCTCTTTTTTTATTTTAAGGGCCGCTTTCAATACACCTGTTTTTATTCTAGAATTTTCAACACATAACAAAAACTCATTTGTTTTTATTCTATCTTTTTTGTCAATTACCATCACTTTTAAAATCTCACCGAGTCCAGACTGTATTTCTTGTGTTGCAAGTGTATCTAAAAACTTTTTATTCAGTATTACCTTGTTAGGTGGGTTGAAATTTCCTACAGTATTTTTAGAACCTGATAAATTTATTGATGTTTTTCCACCAATACAACTATCACATTGTGACAAAAGCGTTGTTGGATAAAAATTCCAGTCAACACCTCTGTATATTATTGATGCTACAAATCCAGAAAGATCTTGAATGATCCCACCGCCGATGGCGGCAACTGTGTGCCCTCTTCGCAAGCCCAAAGAAATAAGACTTTCAATATGGTCAGCACACCTTCTAAAAGACTTTTCTTTTTCGTCAGCGTCAACTAGATAAATTCTATTCTTATTTATACTTGATAGTTTTTTTCTATGCAAGTTATAGACATTCTTGTCTATTATAAAGTAGTCTTCATCAAGGGGTAGGCTTTCACCAAAGTGAACTTCATAATTTTTTATTGTTGAAATTATCTTCACTTGATTCCTCTAAAAATTGATTTATGCATCTAACAATATACTTAATTTCTTTTTTCTTTAGACCGTTATACATTGGTAGACAAATATGATTTGCTACCATATGTTTTGAATTTTCTAAATTACCAGAAGTTGAACACTTCATTATTTTGCTCACCCCTTGCTGGTCACAAGTATAGCTATACGCTTTTGGAGGAAGATCAATTCCCTTACTTTTTAGAAATAATGACAATGAAATGCCAGTTTCAGGAGTAGTTCTTAAAAAGTACTTATAATATCCTGACTTTGTTTTTTGAGGTATTTTGAAAGCTGAAACGTCACTTTTAAAAGCTATCAAAGAATCATACATTTTTGCTATTTCTCTTCTTTCATTAATTATTTTTTCTGCATTCTTAACATGTAGTATTCCTAAAATAGCAGTAAGCTCTGACATCTTTGAATTACTGCCCACATTAAACGACTCCCAGTTGTTAATAGATCGATCTAGACCAATAGCCCTGTTCCTTCTAATTTTTTCTGCCAAGTCATCTGAGGCTGTTGTTACAATACCTCCCTCGCCTGACGTTAAAACTTTTGAGTGGTGGAAAGAAAAACATGCAGCATGGCCAAAATTTCCAGACTTCGTGCCATTAAATTCTGCTCCGTGCGCGCATGCTGCATCTTCTATTAAGAATATATTTTTATTGTCGCAGTACTTTCTAATTTTATTAATTTCATCTGTGATAATACCGCCTACATGTACAATCATTACAGCTTTTGTATCTTTCCTGATAGCTTTTTTGATACTTTCTAAACTTAACCCTAACGTATCTTTTGAAATATCTGCATATATTGGTGTTCCGTTACAATTGTGTATTGACATTACAGAGGCAATAAAAGTATAAGCAGGTACAATCACACTATGACCTTCTATTCCAACTGCCCTAAGAATACACTCCAGACCTGAAGTACAGCTACTTACTGCAATAGCATTACTAGATCCGTTAAAATCTTTCCACATTTTTTCAAGATTTGCAACATAGGGACCACCGTCTGTGAGATACCCAGAATTAAGCAACTTCTTTACATGTTTATTAACAAATTCAATATCTTTTTTTGAGTATTTTAATCTGTATCTTCTAATTTTCATTTACTTCGCAATGTTGTTGTAAATTGTTTCTGCATATAAAAAATCTTCTATTGTATCAATGTCAATACACTCGTTAGGTTTTACATCAAATGTACAGAAGCTATCAGTTATTCTTGAACACTCTTTCAGAAACGGTCTTTTTCTAAACACATAGAATCCTGCTTCGCGTTTAAGTGGTTTCATGTACTGTGTACCTACAAGTTTTTTCATTTCATGATTAACAGGCTTATTATCAATCCAAAATCTATCATGGACTTCATAAAGACCAAAGCAAGAATCCATATGATCATTTTCTTCAAGTATTTCAAAAGATCTGTCTATTGTTTTCGCAGTTAAAAAAGGTGTAGTTACAAAAAATTGACCCAGTATATCGCAGTCAATTTGGTTTAAAAAATTTTTAATAAGATCATTTCCAGACGTAGCTGGGCCATTTAAACTTTCGTCTCTTAAAAAAGTGCTTAAACCAAAATCTTTTGCGATTTTAAGTATTGATTTATCTGAGCTATCTACGTATACTTCATCTATATTGTGACAACTTGTAATCGTATCAAACAAATGTTGATAAAGGGGTTTTTCACCCAGCACCATGGTATTTTTACCCTGGAGTCTTTGGTTATTTGTCTTTATCGGTATTACTGCTATTTTTTTCATTTTTTATAATTTCTCTACAGTACTTTAAAATTTTATTAGATGGGTTGTCTAAGACTAAATTTTCTTTTTTAAAGTTATTTTTAAGATTGCAAACTTCTTCTATTTTTTTCCAACTATCTTTAGCATTTATTTCTATTATCTTATTTTTATATTCTAAAAAAAATTCATCAATTTTATATTTTCTTTTCTTGTTTACGTAAAGAATATAGCAATTTGAATTAACGTTTATTATGTCAAAATATGCAAAGCTATCATCTACGATAAAACAAAAGTCTGCTTGGTATGCTTCATCTACAAGGGATGAAGGAAATATTAGATCTTTCTCAATTACCTTGTCTGGCTGAGTGTCTGTAAAGTCTAAAGGACTAGCCCATTTACCCTTAGGGAATCCCTTCTCTCGTTTTTTCCAAACTATTTCAATGTCTTTGTTTTTTAAGAATTTAAAAAGCTGATTATAGAAACTGATAAGCTCTTTGTTTATTTCAGCATAGTCTTGATTGATTCTCATATAAGTTTCTGGTATAAAGCATCTTTTTTTATTGCCTACAGATGCTTTGCTATATTTCAAGTGTTCTAGTCTAAGATCACCAAAATATCTTGTATGGTATTTTTGATAAAACCTTTTGTCTTCTTTCTGCTTTAGTATTGATATGTGTGGCTTTAAATGCTTATTATCTTTCAAATGGTGTGACTCATCCCACCACGCAAGATGAATAACTTTTGCTTTTGTTGGCGGGTACCAGTAAGTTGACTTTGGCTTAATTTCTTGAGCAAAGATAAAGTCAGGACTAAAAGATTGATAGTCTCTATTTAATTTTTCTTGATCATTATGACGATAAAAATTTATCTTTGGTACTTTTAAGTTAAGTTCTTTGCATTTTTCTTCAAAAAATACTTTCACTTCTTCTTCTGAATAATTATAAAGCTGTCTTTTTGCATTAAAAATATCAAAAAAACAAACCCAGCAAGCTTCTTCATCTCTTATTGATGAAAATATTATTGGAAACATGTCTTGAAAATTTGTAGTTCCAAATATGTAAAAAGCTAACTTCAAAGTACTTTCCTATCTTTATATTAAGTTCATGGCTTTCTTAAAGTTGACTTCAGAATTCATATTAAAATCAAATTTTATGTCCAAGCACTTTTCAAAATATTCTTTAATATATTTATTAGCATCTCTTTTTGCAGTCTCAACAGGCTTCCACCAAGCATCAAGTTCGAATTTTTCAAAGTCTGCTCTTTTACTATTGAATATAAGATCAAAACTTCTAAATGACTCGAAGTCTATAAGATTGATCCTGTCTTGATAAAAAATTACATTGGAAGGCGCAAGATCAGTGTACGTACCCTTTACTCTAATTGAATTTTCTAGAATGTTATGGATAAATTTTTTTCGCTGATCTAGCGTTGTCTTAGTTACAAAATACTCCCAGCATTTATCACTTTTTCCTTTCGCAACAGCTGATTCTCCTGCATGTTGCACATAACCCCTCGGACCTGATTCATCAAACAACACAGCACAAAGAGAGTTAGCATTTTTTTGATTATAAAAACCTGTCTCTACTCCGTAATTAGTTATCTCAGACTGTGTCCAGTTTTTAACCCAAGTCTTGAAAAAAAGCCTCTTCTTTGGCAAGTAATAAACAGCTCTTTCTCTTTTCTTTTTAACTTGAATGATCTTGTCTGATGTTGCTTCTTTTGTAAAATCTTCAAAATTTATAGTCTTTAATGTGAGTTTCATTTTGAAGATTTCCTTAGAATAAAATCAGGTATTTCTATATTTCCCATACCCATAGAATGTTCATATTTTAGAGCTGGGCGCGCTGAATTAAAATTTATTCCCAGGCTTTCTCTAACTTCTTTTTCTAAATTATCTCTTGCAGACACAAGCTCTTTCGGTGTAATGTGATCTGTCCACACATAAGAAACATAGCCGCCGTCTGGGTCGCCTTTGTAATAGTCCAGCTCAGACAAATAGTCAATTGATGCCTGATACAGCTTATCACCTGTAAGATCTGATGTATATACATAGTGATCATCACTTTTTATTGCATCATCAAAGTATGGAGAACCTGGATAAGTTGTTATAATAGTACAATCAAACTCTTCCGGCTGTGCTTCCAGTAACCACTTTTTTGTATTTTCTATAGTTTCAAAACTTTCACCTGCATGCCCAATCGACATAAGCGCTTTTACTTTAAGGTTATTACTTTTTGCTATTTCGACAGCACGCGTGTTGTCATCTCTCTTTGCCATCTTCTTGATATTCTTAAGAATTCTTTCATCACCAGACTCAAACCCAGTAAGTAGCCATCTAAAACCTGCCCTATACATAGCTTCTGCTTGCTCATTATTAAAAAGCTCTGCTTTGACAAAACCTCTAAGTCTAAATTCTTGACCTACTTCATCTTGTAATCTTGTTATTCTATTCAATAAATCTATTAAGTTTTTATTTACATTAAGTTCATCATCATAAAACATAAAACCTGTAAATCCGTAGTCTTTGTTGAGCATTCTCATTTCTTCAATTATTGATTCTGAACTTCGCTGTCTTATCTTTCTTAAAAACGGAGAGTTGCGACCTGAACAAAAAGAACACTTAAATGGGCACCCTAGCTGAGCTATAAGACTTGTTGATTTTTTTCCTTCTATGGTATACTTGTAAGAGTCAACGTCTACAAGATGTCTTGCGGGCAAAGGTAAACTTGAAAATTGTTGATTTGATAGAAAGTATGGTGACTTCCTGTCATCAGCGTCTACGATGCCTTTGTCAATCTTCATGGCTTCAAAAATTGTAAGCTCTCCATCACCACAGACAAGCACATCAAAGATTGACTTTAGCTTATCAACATCTTTTGAAGCCCTATCAGACTTCAATAAGCCGGCTACTTTTTCTCGTTTTGCTGCTGTGTTCATGAGTGTGACATGAGGACCGCCTAGTATTACTTTTGCATCTTTTACTATTTCTTTGATTTTGCTTGTAATGTTTGCTGCAAACGGAATTTGTGGTGTTGAAGCTGTCAGACCAAACACCTTAACTGTATTTTCTTTACAATAATCTTCGATTACTGTTAAATAATTATCAATCCCACTCAAGTCTAAAAAGTCTACACTGTAACCTCTAGACTCTAATGAAGATGCAACCTTTAAAATCCCAATGTGCATAAATACACGCTCGTCTAATAAAAAGGGTGATGGTGGAGTAATAAGGCATATTTTATTCATTTATTGATCCGAAAATTTAATTAAGTCTTTGTATATTTTTGAAGTATTTGATATATGGTAATTTTTTGACATTTCATATGCTTGACTTGATAGTTCTTTGTAAAGGTCATGATTTTCCATCAAAACTTTTATTTTATCAAACATTGCTTCTTTTGTATTACAACAACACCACAACAAGTCTGTGTATCCTGATGCTGCTATTGCATCTAAGTAAGACTCGTATGGTGAAAATAATGCGGGTATACCATAAGAAAATAAATTTATTAACTTTGCGCTAGGTTTTGATATTGAAAGGGTGCCGCCAATTCTTTCTTTATCTCCTACAAAAAAGATACAGCCCAAATCTATTTTTAAAGTATCATGCTCATTTGAATTAATTGTGGGTTGTGATGTTTGCCAATTTAAATTATTGTTTTTGCAAAAACTTGAAAAATCAGGCATACATGAAAAAGTATCTGCGACGCCTAAGTAGCCCACATTTTTAATTTTCTCTGGAAGCTTTTTTCTTGTTTGGCCGGCCAAGTCTTTAGAAAAATTTGTTATTATATGCGGTATTTTAATGATTGGCTTTTTAAATTTATCCCTAGCACTTATAATTTTTATTTGCGTATCTGTATTTACTATTAGAGCATCTAAGCTTTCTCTGTGCTGCTTCCAGTGTTTTTTTGAATCAACAACATCTAGAATAACTTTTGCACCTGTCTTCTTTACACCTCTTGACTGTCCAAGTCTGTCATATTTTACAAAGATTACAGTGTCATTACTGTCAACACTATTTAAATCAAAATTTGAAGCAACTACATATTTTGCATCAATACTATCTTTTGTCATGCCCATTACTGGTAAAATGCCTCTTATGTAAGCATTGCCTGCATGCATGTTATCTATGACAAAAACTAAACTCATTTTACCCCTAAAAGATTCTCATATTTTTTTGCTTTATGAATTGCTGAACCAATTACTTGATGCATATCATAGTACTTATATTCTGCTAGTCTACCACCAAAAATTATATTTTTACAGTGACTTTCAGATAGTGTCTTATAAGCTTTATAAACTTTTGAATTTTTACTGTCATTAACTGGATACAATGGTATTTTACTTTTTTCCCACTCGTCCGGGTACTCAAAAGTCACAATCGTATCTTCTGTATTTAAAAACTCAAAATGTTTGTGTTCTATAGATCTTGTATAGGGTGTATCTTTGTCTGTGTAATTAATAGCAACATTGCCCTGAAAGTCACCTTTCATTTGTTTATGCTCAAATCTAATAGTTCTATACTCAAGAAGCCCTAAGTCATAGTTAAAATATTCATCTATCTTGCCTGTAAATATTGTCTTTTCAGCGATTCTGTCAAGCGTTTTTTTATCACTAAAATAGTCAACATTTAGCTGTAAGTCAGCGCCATCTGTCATTTTTTTTAACATGTTTGTGTAGCCGCCTATTGGGACACCCTGGTATCTGTCGTCAAAATAATTATCATTATAAGTTAACCTTATTGGTAATCTTTTAATTATAAATGATGGTAATTCTTTAGGATCTCTTTGCCACTGTTTTGTTGTATACTCTTTTATAAAAGTCTCATAAATCTCTTGACCTACCTGGGATAAAATCCATTCTTCTAAGTTTTTAGGATTTTTTATTTTTACTCTTACGCTTTCTAATTTTTTCATTGCTTCTTCTGGTGTTTTAACTCCCCAGAGTTGGTACAATGTCATTAGATTGATTGGAAATGAATAAATTTTATCTTTAAATCTTACCTTGGGTCTATAGGTAAAATTATTAAAATTTGCGAATCTATTTGCATATTCCCATATTTTTTTATTGTCTGTATGAAAAACATGAGGTCCGTATTTGTGGACTTCTATTCCTTTAATTTTTTCAGTATAACAGTTACCTGCTGTATGGCTTCTTTTGTCAATTAACAAGACTTTCTTACCATCATCTAGTGCTTGGCGCGCGAACGTTGATCCAAAAAGTCCTGATCCAACAATTAGATAATCATACTTTTTCATTGCATTTTCTCTATAATTTTAACATACTCTTTAATAGCACTGTCTGTAGTTCTATTAAATTTTAATATATCCAAATGTGCTCTTTTGTAATCCGCTGCGCATTTTGCTATTACATTTTTTAAAGTTTCATCATCTTTGTACTGATAGTTTGAATATGCTCTACAGTATTCAGGTATGCTGCCGCCGCCTATATGATACAAAATTGGCAATCCTGCAGCCATGGCTTCAAGTACATGATTAGCGCCTGCCTCTTCTCTGGATGCAGTTAAATAAACATCATAAGTTGGTAAGTTTTTTGATAAGTATGATACATCTTTTGGTGAGATGAGTTTAATATTTTTCCATCTAAGCCCCTCTGGTATTCTTCCAATATAAGTAAAGCTGATATCTAATTCATTATTAGTTATCATATCATCAATTTTAGAATATACATCAAACCCTTTTTTTTCATTATTTGACCAATGATGCGTTACAACTTTGAGTCTTTTACCTACACTACTTAAAGCTTTTCTATTTTTAAAAAATATACTGAGTGCACCATTCGGGATCACACTTACGTTTGTTGCTCTTTCAATATTAGTTCTTCCTGCATAATCTAGCGCCCAATCACTTACAAATATTACATGATCTGAGTACAGTGTTGAAGTTTTTACAATATTAGTTAGCTCCGGCTTTCCATGTGTTCCGACATCGCCTACCCTTTGAACTATTTTTCCACCAAATTTAAATCTATGATCATGAAGTGTCCCATACCAGACACCTCTACTATTTGGTCTAGGGTCCCAACAAACATACACATCATAGCGTTGATTTTTTAAATCGAAGTCTACTTCGTGATTTTTTGCCTTAAGCATTTCAATCATTCTGCCTAGCGGTTTTGCTCCTCCACCCCATGGTCCTGGAACATACTCCCTGTTGATGTAAATTTTCATTACAAAAAGTCCTTATGGGAAACACTCTTTACTTTGTCTAAGAATTCATTTAGGCTGTCACCAACACATAAATGTGGACATTTTTTAACATTTAGTTTATTAAGTGTATCTCTTCTTGCTTCACCATGCCAGATATCAAAAAAGCTTTTATTTTTTATATTACCAATCCATCCTTCAGATTTGCCCGTAAGAGAGCAGCAAATATATACATCACCTGTAGCAGTAATTGTAGTTGCCTTGAAAGATTGTGCATGACAGTAATCGTAACTTCTACTCGTGCCTTGACCGGATAATATTTTTTCGTATTTGCCTTCGTCTATTACAACTTTAAAGTTTTTATTTTCATATGATCTGGCTTTTTTAAATAAAGCTCTTAGTTCTGAAGGATCAATAGATTTGTAGTCATATAGAAATCCAAAGCTTGGGCGTAATTGAGCATAGTCTAAGCCACAATCTTTACAAACTTCAACAAACTTATGCAAGCTTCTATCCATGTCTGCGTGTTGATTTGTTATGAATCCTGCGCCCAGGGTGGTGCTTAAGTTTTGTGATTTTTTTATATTAGCAAGCATTTTTAAGTTGCTTACTGTTGGTTCAAACTTTGCAGTCTTTCCATGTGTTCTTATGTGAGTTTCAGCATCATATGCATCCAACGACACACGAATCCACTCAAACATTGGTAGTAACTCTTCCATTGGCCATTTGTGAAAGCTAGAGCCATTACATATTAGTCCTATTTTAAAACCTTTTTGATGTGTAAGTCTTATTATTTTATCAAAGTTTTTATGAACTGTTGGCTCTCCACCACCAGTATAGTTAATGCCTGTTACTTCGCATGCTGTTAGTGCATCTAATAATTGTTCAAATAAGTCAAAACTTAAACTATTATTATCATTTGCAATAAGGTCATAGTCTATACACCCAGGGCAGTCATGATTGCAAACATTAGTCAAGTCAATCTTAACTGTTACAGGACCTAGCGTGTCTCCTTTGTCATGCCACTCTTTGTATTTCTGAGGGTGATTTAAAACTTTATTTGATTTTAAAAAACTCACACCCACTCCAGTAAAAGATTAAATTCTTTTATTATTTTTTTATTGTCAACTTCTTTGACATCTGTTTCGCAATCGAAGTGTCTAACTTCAAAATCACCAAAATATGAAAAATCATCAAAAAGATGGTTATTTTCTTTTAAGATGTCAAATATTTTTTCACTCTTCGCATACTCTAAGTTATGTATAAATTCACACATATCAAACATGCTGCAATGTGATTTATAAAGCACATCAAATACAGGTAGGGTAATAAAACATCCTAGCCTTGAAACATGTCTAATGCCTTCCATTACAACTTCTGGGTCTACCATGTGCTCAAGACAGTGACTGGCATATGCAAAATGAAATTCATTTTTACCAAAAGTAGACTTTAGATTATGTGCATCTACTTTTAAAATATTAGCAGTAGGACTTAAAATATCTATACCTACCGCTTCACCAAACTCAGCTTTAAGTTGAGTTACTTCTTTTTCGCTTCTTGCCCCAACACAAAGCAATCTTTTGATTATTTTTCCGCTTGAAGCGAAATGTTTTTTTATAATCTCGGCGTCTCTTTTTCTTTTTTCATATTTTTTTCTGCTCTCAGTATTTGAGGTCTTGTTCTTTGCTTTTGCTTTCTCATGAGCATCATGCTCTTCTCTGGTTATACCAAGTTTCTTCATTTTGCCTCATTTTTTTCTATAGTGCTAATAATAAAACTAACAATTGCCTGGGGCGTCCAACATTTATCAAAATATTCTTGACAAGCATCACCGTGAATTTTGTAATTATTTATCAATAATTCAATTTCACTTTCCCAATTTCCTGATTTAAAGTCTACTTCAGGTATGTGATTTTTCCATGTAAGACCATTGTCATAAGAGTTCTTTCTCAAAAATATGCATCCGCCTAAGTAAGATTGATCTACCATTCGTGACGTATACTCTCCCATTCCAGGGGGATTAAGTATTGTTTTGCATTTAAAGCTTTCGCTGATATAATCTAAATACGGTACTTTGTCAATATGCAATATTTTAAAATTAGATTTTTTTAATTTGTCATATATTTTTTTTCTAGAATCGTTTGTGTAAGTCCCAGTATTTTTACTACTTCCTGGAACATTAAATTTTTCATGATCTGACCATGAAATTAAACTATTTTCTTCGCTTGGCTTCGGGTATGTGTAAGGATTTAGCCCACAAAATACTCCAACGTCAAATTCTTTTTTTGTTGACTTGTAAGCTTTTAAAATTTCTTCTCTTTTTCCAAGTACATGTTTATAAAAATTATTATTAAATGACCACTTAAAAAACGGATAAACTTTTCCTCCATTTTCTTCAGCCATCTTTTCAATATTTTTAGACCAGATATCTGAGTATGCTGATTTAAAAAACAAAAAAGGTTTCTCGTTTGAATCTCTAATAATGTTATACATCCTTCCACAATATTCTTGAATTCTTAAGTCTTCATTTACACCATCTGATGTATCTATGTAAACATTAAGTTTGTCACCGTAGAACGAGGCGGTTTTTTTTATTCTTTCTTCGCCTTTATATGAAAACTTTCCCGACTTTTCGAGTTCCCTATCAATATAATTAAATCTTACTTTTGAGTAGTATGCATCAAAGTTCACAAATTCCTCACCTTGTTATTAAAACTTGTCCATAATTAATTTTTTCATCTGGTATTCCTCTATCATCAAAAAATATTCTCCGGTCGCCGATTATCAACTCTTTATTGTAATCTTCTATTTGATCAATTAGCTTGCTACATTCAATATCTTGAATGTTTTTATCTTCTGTGTAATCATCAAAAAGAAGTGCTGTTTTAAATCTATTTTTTGTATTTTCCCAATCTTTTTTTACAAATTCGTATCTGTGATCGCCGTCTATGTAGATAAAATCAAAAGTTTCTTCTCCGAGGTCTTTAAAGTAGTCTGAAGACGTGGCCCTGACAAAATTAATTTTTCCAAACCATTCAGCTGGAAAAACTGTTGTCAGCTGATTTAAAAATTCTTCGCTTATACTTGGGTCTACAGTTGTAATCTTTCCATCAATATTTAAATCACACATAGCTTTTGCCATACAAAATGTTGAGTATCCTCTTCCAAAACCAATTTCTAAAACTGACTCAAACTTTAATTTTTGTATCATGTGATACATTAATATTCCTCGTTCATAGTTTGGTCTAAAAAAACAGCCAATCTTATTATAGTTGTCAGTTCCTTGATCTCTTGTTTTCTTTGCTGTATATTCTCCTATTGCATCAAAATCGCCCAAAACAATCTTATCAACATCTATTTGAAGTTGTTTTAGTTTTTCTTGTATCATTACCCGCTTCATTATTAGTCTCCTTTTATTAATCTGTAACTATCGCTATCAAAGTGTTGAGTTGAAAATTCAAACAATTCTGAATCTTCTAGGGCATACATTTGGTGACGAAGCCCTCTATACACATGAAAATTATCACCAGGATTCAGTATTTTCTGTTCACCTTGTGTTATATCATCTTTATCAGAGTAATAAACTATTATCTTTCCTGAGTGTAAGTAGAATACTTCATCTTTTAACCTGTGAACATGCCATGAACATCTTTTGCCTTTTTCAAAAAATAATAACTTTCCACAATATTCTGGTCCATTACATATCCATCGCTCCCAACCCCAGCCTTTTTCAACATGCTTCATTGGAAGCTCTATCTTTCTTGGTAAAAATTTTATTTCTTTTTTACTCATCTCAATCCAATGATTCAAAAAACTTTATATCTTGAATCCCTTTGTCATCTACATAGATGTCAGCTGACGGCTTACCTAGAATAAGCTTGTGATATTTTACTCTCCAATCAACCAATTGTTTATTTGTAAGATCGTAAAATTCTTTATAACACTTATCTACATCACCATAATTTCTTCCCATACCGCGGGCAGTAAAAAAAATAATTTTGTTGCCGTCATCGAATAACTTATTTATTTTTTTAATTCTAGAGACAATCGGCAAGGACAGTGAATAATCTTCATCTTTTTGTTTTTTGCAAATTGTGCCGTCTATGTCAAACACATAAGTCTTCATATTCTCTTCTCGTTAAAACATAAGTACCAAATTTAGTAACACTAAGCGTTGCACATGCATTTGCAGTCATTATAGCTCTTTTCATATCTTTTGTCTCTAACCATCTCACAACAAGTGATGATAAAAATACGTCGCCTGCGCCGCATACATCATGGACTTCAACTTTTTTCGTTGGATAAGTACTGTTTTTCCAAATACACCCACTTGAACCTTTCGTAACTATGAGCTCGTACTTTTTAGGTAATTTAGTAATCTCCTGATGTTCTTTTTCATTTATCTTTATAATGCATTCTTCAAAATTACTTAAATCTATTTTTTTTGAATCTACAAATATTGGAATCCCTAACAATCTCGCGGGTTCTATAATATCTAAGATATCACCTTTTTTTATAAAACCCTTATTGTAGTCTGATATTATCATTGCATCAAAGTGTGATAATAGTTTTTTTGTAAAAAGGCCAGTATTGATTCTTGTTATACCGGGTTCTTCATCTACTCTTAATATTTGTTGTCCAGATCTTTGATCAACAATTCTTATTTTTTTTATTTTTTCTAAATTTCTCTCTGCTCTTACTTCACAACCCATAGATTCTAAGTTTGCTTTAACATTTAAACACATTCCATGTTTTGTAGTAATACTGACTTGCTTAAAGATGGGCACTGGTGCTTCTGGGCTTAATCTATCACACGTTCCAAAATAGTATATGTCTAAACACGCGTCACCGACGACTAATATTCTGAATTGACTTTGTTGTTGAGTATCCATCGACATAATCAAATATTACCACTTTTGCAAGTTCTTTGCCTACAACTTCTTCTATTTTATAATCACCACCTTTTACAATGATGTCGGGCTTTACTTTGCTTATTAAATTATAAGGTGTTTCTTCGTCAAATACAATTACCCTGTCAATGTATCTTATTGATTCTAATAAAAATTTTCTATCATTTTGATTATTTATTGGTCTTTCAATTCCTTTTAAGACTTTTATACTTTCGTCACTGTTAATACCTACAACAACTTCTGCACCCAGACTTCTACAAAATGAAAATAGTTCTATGTGTCCCCTATGAAGAATATCAAAGCATCCGTTTGTAAAAACTACAGACATAGTTCTTGCTCTATAATCTCAGTTATTTCTTTCCAGTTATGTATGTTAGCATCGCTTTCGCATTGTTGACAGCTTACCTTTAAACCGCAAACTTCATGGTTTGATATGTTTATATTAATATTCTGTGGATAAGCTACCATTCTTTCTGATTGATAGCCTGTTATAACAACTATGCTTTTTGTTTCTACAGCTGTAGCTGCGTGTACTAAACCACCCTCTGAGCTAATAAATAAAGAGGCACATTCTATAATTTTTACTGTGTCTCTAAAACTTGTTTTTCCTGTTAAATCAATAACATTACTTAGTAGTTTTGATCCTGCTACCCCAACCTGAACAAAATTTATTTTATCTTTTAGTTCATTGACTATATTTTGCCATTTTTTAAATGGATACACTCTATTGGGTGTATAGTTAGTTTTAGTATTTGGTTCAATAACAATAAAACTTTTATTCCCAACTTCTTTCTGTACTCTTTGACTTGACCAACAATTGTTTGTTGTTGATAGATAGCATTTGAGATCAGGGCTGTCGATTCCGTAAATTTCACAATACTGCTCTATTATATGCCTATCTTGTCTATGGAATGCTTTGTCTGGAGTATCTTTCTTACAATAGTTTGCCGATGGGTTATTAAGAATTAACGGAAACAAGTGAAAACCTTTTTCTGATGCTTCGTTAAAGTCTAAGCAAAAATCGTCATTGTCTTGAAATATCTCGCTGTTAATTATTTTTATAAAATTTCCAACGCTTTCAACAGGAAGCATTTTGACATTGGCTCCTGCTCTCTTTCTAATTTCTCTTGCCGTTGCAGTCCAAGATAGATACCCACCTAATCCCATAAAAATCCTTTCAATACTCTCTATATTATACTTTTAAATGTATCTTTATAAGCTTCTAAGCACTTATCAAATATTTTACTATGTTCTACATCATTTTTTATACTTACTACGTCTATGTTGTCAAAATCAAAACTTGGTGGCTCATATAGTTTTATTGGTTCAAAGTTCCATTCTTTTTCATTTATTATTTGGCCGCTATAAACAATTTCATTTGTCCCACCTGTAGAGCTACATACTACTTCGCAGCCGCAAGCTTGTGCATCTACTACTACATTTGGGCAGTGATCTAAGTATGCAAGATGGATGAACTTTGTGGATCTACCATAAAGCGCAAGCAAG